ACTGGTCTTGCTGGTCAAACAATTGAAGACTTGGAGCATAATATTAGAGATTTTTACTTTCCAGATAATATTATAAAAATATGGGAAAATGAGAATGATTGAATATGTACCAATCAGAATAGCAAAAACAACTCAGCAAATCCTAAGAGAAGTTTATAAAGATATAGATATAAATGAATCTCGATTATCTTTAATTGAAAGAAGTTTACTTGGATTGCCACCAGAAAATCACAAAGATATACTAGATCAAATTTTTGAGGAATATAATAATGCTACTACAAGCTCCAATTAACAGCTTAGGATATGGTGTTGCGGGATATAATATTGCAAAACAATTAGGAAAGAAGAAAGGTGTAGAGCATCTTACGCTTTTTCCAATTGGTCAGCCTGAACCAGAATTATATGAAGAGTTGGTTCAATATGACTGGCGAAATAAAGAAGAAGAATTAAGTTTATCTGATATATGTTTGAAAATTTGGCATCAAAATGGATTACATGAGATGGCTGGAAGAGGAGTTCGAATCGGTTTTCCTATTTTTGAACTCAACAGTTTTACAAATGAAGAAGAGTTAAGTATTAGTAGTTGTGATGGAATATTTGTTTGCTCAGAGTGGGCTAAGGCAGTTATTGCGCATGAAACAAGAATAAATTATCATTGTATTAAAGTTGTTCCGCTGGGGGTTGATCGTTCTATCTTCAATGAGAATAACAATGTAAAACGTCCAGCTACAATCTTTTTTAATTGTGGTAAATGGGAAGTGCGCAAAGGTCATGATATCATTAAAGAATGTTTTGAGAAGGCGTTCAATCAAAATGACAATGTAGAACTGTGGATGATGTGCGAAAACCCGTTCTTAGGTGAAAAAAATAACGATTGGATTAATTATTACATGTCTTCCAGTCTTGCCAATAAAATCCGTTTCATCCCAAGACAAAAAAGTCATAGGGATGTGTATAATATTATGAGACAAGTTGATGTTGGAGTATTTCCAGTTAGAGCAGAAGGTTGGAATCTTGAACTTCTTGAGCTATTGTCTTGTGGTAAACATATAATTACTACAGATTATTCTGGTCATACAGAATTTACTAATAGAAATAATTCAAGAATTATCAATACAGGCAAGTTAGAACCTGCGCAAGATGGTATATGGTTTCATGGACAAGGTAACTGGGCTAAACTTGGCGATCCACAAAAAGATCAGCTTATCACTCACATGAGAGAACTGCATCAACAAAAGAAAGATAGTGAATTGGATATTAATTTAGCAGGAATTGAAACTGCTATTAAATTTTCTTGGGAAAATACGGCAGAGGAGATTTTAAATGGGCTTTGAAACGCCAGAAGATATTTTAAAAGAATATGATAACGGTCTTCAAGGGGCCGTATGCAATGCCGCAGATATGGCTAAACTTATGGAAGAACTACCTCGACCACTATTTGGATCGATTGGCAATGAATTATATGGCACTGGCAAGGGCGCATTATCCTTACCGTATAAAGCAATTCAATATTTCTTCTCAAATTTTGGAGCGGATGAATCGCAAACAACAGGAGACTGCGTATCACATGCTACTAGAAATGCAGTGGATATAACAAGGTGTTATGAAATTCTTTACGGCGGAGAAAAAGAATCTTTTATTGCTAGAGGTGCTACTGAACCAATTTATGGTTGTCGTGGTCATGGTGGACAAGGTATGCAGTGTTCGCAAGCTGCAAGATTTGTTAGTATAACTGGTGGATTTTTAACTCGTCAAAAGTATGATGATATTGATCTATCAGTATATGATGCCAGAATTGGAACCTCATGGGGAAGCAGAGGAATTCCTCAATCTGTAATCAATAGGTGCAAAGAACACAATATTGAAACAGTAACTGCCGTTACGACAATTGAACAAGCAAGAGATCTTTTAGCTAATGGGTATGCATTATCTGTTTGCTCAGATTATGGATTCTCTAGCGTAAGAGACAAGTACGGTATAGCAGAAACGAAAGGTTCATGGGCGCACGCTATGGCATGGATTGGGTGTGATGATACTCATGAAAGATTAAATGAGACTCTATTTCTTGTTCAAAATAGTTGGGGCGTTTGGAACTCTGGACCAAAATATTACGAACAACCAGATGGTAGTTTTTGGATTCGTCAAAGCGTAGCCGAAAGAATGATTGCTTCCGGAGCAGCTTTCGCTTATAGTAGATTTAAAGGCTTTACACGTAAGATGGACTGGACTAGAATTAAGGAGGTATATGCATGAAAAAAACAGCAGTTTTAACAGCGTATTTATTGGGATCTTTAAGTTGTTTGCTTTATTTAGATTATACAGCAAATAAAAGTGAAGCTCAGTTGTATGGTGCGAGAGATATTCAAGCAGAACTTAAAATAAATGTGGATAGAGCTAATCTTGTTCTTGATACTGTAGAAAAAAAATATATCAAGAAAAATATACCTAAGCCAGATCCTAAACCTGAACCAAACATCTGCAAATGTAATGGGACGGGATTGATCTTGCAACCAGATGGGAACAGAAGCCAATGCCAATGTTACGCAAATCCGGAAGGGTGTAAGTGCAAGCCAAAAACAGAGGCTCCACAATGAGTGATATTCAAGATTTTGCTAAAGATATCGCAGCCGACCTACCGAATCAAGAAGGTAAATATAGTTTTGACTTAGGCTTAATTGTGATTATTGGGTCAATCGTAATTAATGTTCTTCAACTGCTAATGAAGTGTAATATATTTGGCAGAAGTCTTGAAGACAGAGTAAAAAATCCGGGACCAATAGATAAAATACTTTTAGGTAGAGCAATAAAAAAAGAATTGACACAAGAGTATATTCATCTAAGAGAAGATATTAAACAAGCAGTTTTAACAAAAATTCAGTCTTTACCGGCTGATAAAATTAATAGTATGGCCAAGGAGGCAAAAAATGCTAGATAAATTAAAGAATCTAACAAAATCGCGTCGTTTCTGGGTTACAATCTCAACAGCGATTGTTGTTATTTCAAAAGAAGCTGGAATCGCTGATCTTGATCCGGCTCAAGTGCAGAATATTGTTATTCTTGCAGCAACTTGGGTTTTAGGTGAGTCACTAAGATCTTCTGAAAGCTCGGCAACAGTACAATGAGTACAGCTCAAATTATAATTATTGCAATTGGGGTACTTATTGTAGTATCCTCAATTGACTTCAAATCCCTATTTGCTTCTTTTAAAGCTCCAGAAGGATATGTGCCAGTTGCACCAATTCCATCCACGCCTGTCAATACTGCAAATGAACTTGTTTCACTTGTTCAAAAATGGCAAGCGTTAAAGGAGGCGTGCGATAAAAATGGTTTAACAGAAGCGTCTAACAAATTAAATGAAATTTTTCCAGTATTGATTAAGGTTGAAAAACATGAATAAAGGAAAGCTGATTTTAGGACTTGCTGTTCTTTTAATCGGATTCTTTTATCAGGATTTGCCGATTAATAAGAAGCCAGTAATTAACAATGAATATGTTAAATATTTAGCGCTGGAAAAACCAAGTCAAGAAGTTCTTAATGAATTAGGGGATATTAAATCTATTGTTTCTGGCCCAGATGAAGTTTTTGATAGAGAACTTATAGCTGTGTTTAATAATGAAATGGGTAAGAGAATTCAAAATTACGAAAATGTGAATACTCTAGCTTTTGAAAATTATTACTATGATGCTGGAAAAATGTATTTTGAAGGAAGGATTTCTAAAAAATACAATGGGCTTGGAGATAAGTTATATAAGGTTATATTATCCACTCTTGGAGAAAATGAATCTATTATAACAAAAGATGAACTCAAGAAACTTTCTGAGAAATTCAAAGGAATTGCTTGGGTTTTGCTTAATTAAACTTGACAAATTGAATTGAGCCTGATATAATACATCAGGCTCAAATTAAAGGAGAGATTGAATGGATCAACATGAAGTAGTAGTAAGTTTAATACCTATATTTTATGACAAGAATGTAAATCAAGCAAGTCCGGAACATGTTAAAATATTATTAGATAATAATAAAATAATAACTAAGAAGGTAACATTTCTTCATAAAGATATTAAAAATTGCCTAGAAGAATTATTTTCTGAATATATAAAAGTTCATTATGAATGGCCTTCTAAGGAATTGCTTGGATGTAGAAAAAAAGATAATATTATTGAGATCTTATATACAACTAACATGCCATTCATTAATGGATCTCATAAAAACGGTATGCTTATTAATATTTCAGAATTCGCAAATACTATAGAAGATAAATACTATGTCGAATCAATCAGCGGTAACACAAGAAGATTCTAATGAATTCTTGCCAAAATCATTTATTATATTCTGTTTAGATGATGCGGGTGACATCGCATTTGAAATGTCTTGGGGGGAAACGGATGAAGATATTAAAAAATTCGCAGTTCTATTAAATAAAATAAATGCTGGTCAGTTCGAAAAGATGATATTAGAACAGTTGAAATTACAATGCAAAGAGAAAAACGACACTAAGGGTTTTTCCGTATTTAATAAAGCATACAAGGTAAATGTCAAAGATTTAGTCGTAGACCCTACTAACGTGGAGCTTCACTAATGAAAAAAATAATGTGGGAAAACTGGAACGAGAAAGAAATAGAACTCGTAGAAACAACTAGTTTTGATGACTTTATGCAAATGGATGAAGAAGATACGGAGCAGATCATGTCTATGGGGCAGCAATTGCCACCAACAATACTTGATATTCCGCCACAAGTAATTCATACACCATTTGGAGTAGTGCCTTCAGATTCAATATTAAAGCCATCTGATAGATGGCAGTGCTGGATGGGATATACTAATTTTGATTTAACCCATCAAATATCAAATAAAATCAAAACTATAAATGGTGTCGAAGCGTTGAAAATAATGAGTAGATACACCTTTTGTGTAGGTGTTGGCAAAATGTTTATATTTAGTAGTGTACGTAAGGAAATCGAAAATGCAATCTGTAAGCAACAATAGTTTTAAAGAAGCAATCAATAACGAGTATTACAAAAAAATCATGAGCAAAGTTTGTAGTGAAAACCTAAGAGGTGTTTGTACGAAAGATGAGATTAAATCAATAATGATGACAACACTTCTTGGCTGTATGCAAAAATATGATAATACAAAAAATGTTAAATTCTCATCTTATTTGTATACCAGTATTCAAAATAATACTCGTAGAATTTATAATAAAAAGTCACGAGATTTTAAAAATCAAGAATTTATCGACAATTATCACAGCTTAAGGGATTGCGACCTAGAAAGCAAGGAGCAGGCTAGGGATATCCTCATGTCGTTAAAAGATCTAAATCCAGATCTTTACAATATAGTAGTACAAAAATTCTATTACGGTATGACTAACAAAGAAATTGGTGAAGCGAATGGATATGGCAAAGAAGCAGCAAGAAAAAAACTTAAAAAAGCGCTTCAGTTATGCCGTGAAATTGTGTATAGTTAATTGAGGAAAAGGAACTTTAGCAATTTAGGACAATAGGAAATTAAGATTAGAACCAAAAAGTGAGGTAATAGCTATGGTTCCAAATCAGTCAGTTAATCCATCATTAGCAAATACAGCAGGTGGATCATACACAAAACAAACTTTCGGTGGTACAGTTGTTGGGTTATCAACACCTACAACAATAATAACAAAAGCAATTCAAGTTAAGGATATCAATACAAATGATATCTATAACAACACATTGCCAAAACTTCTTTCCGGCGACAGAACATACGATACAGCAAAGATTCTATCTGCTGGTACGTTTGCTTATAACGCTGCTAAGAATGGAACGTGGGTTCTTACTCGTGTTACCACAACTCTTGCTGGTGTGACTAAGACCTTTTTGCAATCTATGGGTAACGTTGGATACGCTCCTTCGCTTGCTTATTATGTTCGTGACAACTGGGTCAATACAGCTAGCTTGATCCGTAAGATGCAACTTAGCTTTACTGGCTATGATTCATCAGGTTCTGGCTATGCCAACAAGATTAGAGCAAGAACGCCGTGGATCACAAGTCCAACTGGTACTGCTGGAACTGATTTCGGCACATCAACTCAACTTCCAACAAGAGCTTATCCGGGCGAATTGTACATCTTGAATAACTTCATTGATTACAAGCCAGCCACAAGCTCTAACAAGTATTATTACAAACCAATTACAGGTAAGTAATTTTAATACACAAAAGATTGGGCCGGGTAGAAATGCCCGGCCTCTTTTTTGGAGGTAATGATATGGATATGGCATGGCATCAAGTTTTACCGGCGGTTGGTGATTTCATTAATAAAACCGGATTTCCCATAGCTTTATGGGTGATTGCAGGAATGGCTTTTTACAAAGTATTTAAAAAGTTCTTTCATAAGTTAGAACCAATCATTGATGCTCATTTCGAGCTTGTCACTGAATTAAAAAACAGTTCTGGAAGAACTGCCGATATATTAGAAAAACAAAATGAAATACTCATAACCAAATTAGATCAGCATACTGATATTCTAACTAGTCATACGCATAAGTTAGATCAGATTATGAAAATCAATGTAGAACGAAATGAAATTCTTGAAGAAACAAAAAATGTAATACCTTTGGCTAATGGAATTGCAGGAATAAGTAATGGGATTAAACGATAAGATTATAGAAATTTTACTTCATCAGTTCAATTTTTCCCAGTCAGACCTTGACAAAGTGAAGGCGATACTGGATAATATAAACGTGAAGACGGTAGACGGAAAAACTTACATCGAAGTGAGAATGAATAAAGTCACGCTTGTACTAGAAGGTAATCAGAATGAGTCTTAATATTGGTAAAATCAGAATTACAGAAGAGCTTGATAGGCACGATGGCGCACTGCTCTTTTTTAAATTTAAACAGAATAAAGTTGAATACTATGGATTGTCAGTAGAATTACTAGATGAGAGAGAAGGCTTTTTAGCTTTCTCCTTATCTAAAAATCTTAGCGATCTTTTTGATAAAAGCAATTATAATGTAAATGCACTATTTGATCTCATAAAGGAGCGGATTAATGAATTTTACTTTGTATCATTCGAAGATGAAGATCCTGAAAGTGAAGTTATTGAGTATTGTGGCGGAATTACGAAAGAAGAAGTTATTAAACTTTACAATATTAAATAAGAGGATTAGGAATTCGGTCATGAAAATTAACATGGAAAAACTGGAACTAGCAATAAAAAAAGAAATTCCAAACGGATTTTTTGGTTACTTTGAGCCGCGAGAAGACTATAATAAACTTGTAGCATACGGCAAAGTAAATGGACAAGACCAAACTTTCACTTGGGTTCACAAAGAATATCAACGATGAGACCTGATTGGGATCAATATTTTATGTCAATGGCCCATTTAGCCTCTGTTCGTTCGCACGACGAGCAGACGCAAGTGGGCTGCGTCATTGTTAATGACAAGAATCATATAATTAGCTTAGGATATAATGGTTTTCCAGCCAATACAAAAGACGGCTCTTTACCAAGAGTAAGGCCCGGAAAGTATCCGTTTATGCTTCACGCAGAACAAAATGCGATAAGTAACATGATTATAAAAGAAGATAAATTAAGAGCATATGTAACAGCTTATCCATGTTCAGTCTGCGCAAAATTATTATGGCAAAATAATATTAGAGATTTAATAGTAGATAGTAAAGGTGTCATATACTCAATGAATGAAGGTGACATTGCTGTTATTAATTTTCTACTTGAAAATGGTTTAAAAATAAGAGAAATAAAATTCGACCAAGATATTTTTGTAAATCTCGGTCACAAATTAAAAAGGAATAATTAATGTCGATTAAAGCATTACAAGATTATACATTCGTTGGAAAATATGCCAGATATCAATCAGACAAGAAGAGACGCGAAACATACAAGGAAAGTGTGGATCGCGTTAGAGCAATGATGCATAAGCAGTATGCAGATAAAGATGAAGAAGTGCATAAGATCATAGACTGGGCTTATGACATGATGCTCAAGAAAAAGGGTCTTGGATCACAAAGAGCTTTACAGTTTGGCGGAGATCCAATCTTCAAGCATAATGCACGTATGTTTAACTGTACTGTATCTTTTGCTGACCGTGTAAGATTCTTCCAAGAGTGCATGTATATGCTTCTCTGTGGTTGTGGGGTTGGATTTTCAGTACAATCTAAGCACGTAAGTAAATTGCCTAATCTTATTTCTAGCAAGTCAGGAAAAGTAAAGTATACAATCCCAGATGATATCGAGGGCTGGAGTGATGCAATTGGTATTTTAGTCTCTTCTTATTTTGATACTGATAGTGAATTTCCTGATTATAAGGGTAAGGAAGTTCAATTTGTATATGATAAGATTAGAAAGAAAGGAACTAGAATTTCAGGTGGAGGAAAAGCTCCGGGACCAGAACCTCTAAAGAAAGCTATTGAGAACATTAAAAATATTCTTGATAAAGCAATGCTGCGTGGAGATGGTAGAATAAAATCAATCGAAGTATATGACATGGTTATGCATTTTGCCGATGCCGTTATTTCTGGTGGTGTTAGAAGAAGCGCAACTATCTGCTTGTTCTCTCCAGATGATAAAGAAATGGCAACAGCTAAAACTGGTAATTGGTTCATGGATAATCCTCAGCGTGGACGTTCTAACAACTCTGCTCTTCTCATTAGAGATAAGACAACTCCTGAACAATTTGCTGAACTTATGAAGAGTGTTAAGGAGTTTGGTGAACCGGGTTTTGTATGGGCAGACGATGAAGATTTCATTGTTAATCCATGTGTTGAGATCGGTATGTATCCTGTAGATGTTGAGACAGGCGAAAGCGGATGGCAAGGATGTAATCTTTCTACTGTTAATTGCGCTAAGGTAAATAGTGAAGAAGATTTTTATGATGCTGTTCGTGCAGTTACAATTATTGGAACATTGCAGGCTGGATTTAATTCATTTCCATATCTAGGCAAAACAAGTGAAAAGATTTTTGCCAGAGAAGCTCTGCTTGGTGTTTCGGGTACAGGATGGTTTGAAAAGCCGGACATTTGTTTAAATCCGGAAATCCAAAGGAAGGCGGCAGAACTTGCAAAAACAACCAATAAACACGTTGCAGCAAAGATCGGTATTAATCAGGCCGCTAGAGTCACTTGTGTTAAGCCTGAAGGCACTGCTTCCTGTATTCTTGGGACTGCTAGTGGTATTCACCCTCATCACGCTAAACGCTATATTCGTCGCGTTCAGGCGAATAAGATGGAGGCGATCTACCAGCACTTCAAGGAAATCAACCCAAGGGCGTGCGAGGAATCTGTTTGGTCGGCCAATAGGACCGATGATGTAATTGCTTTCTGTATTGAAGTCCCTGATGGCAGCAAGACTAAGAATCAAATCACCGCTATTGAACTTCTTAAGACAGTAAAGTCAACTCAGCAAAATTGGGTTCTTCCGGGAACAAATAAAGAACTTTGCACTAAACCTTGGTTAAATCACAATGTTAGCAACACTATTAATGTTAAGCCAAGTGAATGGGAAGAAGTTGAGAAATTCATTTATGATAATCGTGAATTTTTCTGTGGTATTTCTCTCTTGCCAGTAACGGGCGACAAGGATTATCCACAAGCTCCATTTACTACTGTGTATTTACCTAGTGAGATGATCAATCATTATGGTGATGGCGTAATGTTCGCCAGTGGACTTATTGAGGTTGCTCTTAATCTATGGGAAGATAATCTATGGGCGGCTTGCGATAGCCTTCTTGGTTTTGGCGGACCTATCAAGGGTAAAGCCAAAGAAGCGTGGGTAGCTAGATGTAAGAAGTTTGCCGACAAATATTTTGAAGGAGATGTAAAGAAATTTACTTATTGCATGAAAGATATTTACAACTTCAAACTCTGGACTGAGTTAAAGCGCGAATATAAAGATGTCGATTATACAGAAGTTCTAGAAGAGCATGATGACACTGAATTAGAACAAGCATTGGCTTGCAGTGGCGGAAATTGCGAAATTTAAGAAAGTAAAAGATGAGTAGCAATCCCTTTGGAATACCCCCTACACTAATCAGATATGACCTACAAAGTCTAAAAATAGACAATGTGGGCGTATCTGGTATTCAAAATGTATCAATCAATCAAACATTTGATACTACAACGATTCCAGTTAGGGGGAATCCCTTCGCTGCTAAAAATATATATAAAAAGCCCAATATTGATATAACGTTTACAAAATTTATATCTGATAACGTTAAATCATTACCTATTGATGGTAATATAACTGGAGTTACTAGAACTAAATCTCTAATGCCTTCGGGAAAGCTATTGCCATCCCCGGTAAATATAGATTTATATATCTATAATTATCAGAATGCAGAAAATATATATCCAACAGGAATACAGTTAAAGGACTGTTTATTAAAATCCATAAGTTATAAATTTGGAACAGATGGATTTTTTACTGAAGATTTAGCTTTCTCGTCTCACTTGCTACTAAACAGTGGGCTATCACCAGCTATTAGATACAGCGAAGATAGCCCATCGTTTGTCGCGCATAGTGGATTTGTAAAAAGAAGACAAGACTTTTTCATTAGTGGAATACCGCCAGAAGTTTCTGGTCATATGGTTAGTGGACACGTTTTATTATCAGTAGATTTTTCTATAAATTTTGATTATGGTGATATACCAGCATATGGCAGATTCTATACATCTGCAAATAAATATGTAAAATATCCCATAGATGTGTCATGTACTTTTGAAGTGCTTGATAGAGGATTTTATACAGTTACAGGTAATATGTATTCTGATACTGGAAATATTTCGCATTCATATATATATTCGGGAATTGCTCCAGTTTTTCCACCATATAGTGGAGAAATTAGAAGTTCTGGCAATATTAATGAAGTAGTTAATTCTGTCTTTGAAAATATGTTTACTACTGGAATTTTATTTGGAATTAAAGATTCTTTAACAATAGATCTTGGGTCCAATAATTTTCTTAGTAGCAGAGAAAGAAGTGGAGGTGATGCTGGACAAGGCAACTATTCAATATATAGATACACCTACAAAAATACTACAAGTGAGTTTACCTTATCATGAAAGATAAAAATTTATGTCAACATCACGCAAGACAAGAAAAACTGCTCAAAGAGCAACAGCAAATGCAGTTTCAAATCCACACCGTAAGATTCTCAAGCCAAAAAGCATTAATCAAGAAAATTATATCATATCAATGGTTGAGAACGACATAACAATTTGCACAGGTCCAGCGGGATCTGGTAAATCATCAGTGGCAGTTGGGTTGGCGTGTAGTTGGTTGCTAGAAAATAAGATAGAAAAAATCATAGTTACTAGACCAGTAGTAGAAGCTGGTCGAGGATTAGGCTATCTGCCGGGCAGCAAAGACGAAAAAATTCAACCTTATGTTATGCCCGTATTAGAAGAAATGCAGCAGTATCTTGGAAGAGAATTGCTTAATAAACAAATTGCCGCTGGCATTGTTGAGCTATGTCCATTAGAATATATGCGTGGTCGTAATTTTCACCACTCATTTATGATTCTTGACGAAGCGCAAAATGCGACATATGAACAGATTAAAATGTTTTTAACTAGAATTGGTATGCACTCAAGAGCAATTATCGAAGGCGATCCCTACCAATCGGACTTGCCTCTTGCTATGAGAGGTGCTATGATGGACGTGAGAGATAAACTCTTCGGTCTTCAGGGGGTTGGCGTATGTGAACTACAAGCCTCTGATATTGTCCGTAATCCTATTATTGGTAGAGTACTAGAAAGGTTAGAAGGTAGCAATAGATGAAGAAATATTTAGCTCCTATTATTGTGGGCGCATTTTTATGTGGCAATTTAGCATTATCTGAAACACAAAAACATGAGATTATGCTAGACAGAGAAGAAATTAATGATGAATATATCTTTTTTTATGAACTAACAATATCCAATCCTGAATTGACAGGAAAAAGAAGAAACGCATATATAAGTAGCTATAAAACTTATCTTATTGATATGAGTAATCAAAATGCAATTGATCATCAGGACTTATATGCGGGATTAATAGAGGAATAATTTATGCCAACATATCACTACGCTTGTAATGAATGCAAGGAAGAATTTGAAGTATTCCACAGCATTAAAGAACCATTGAGAAAGATTTGCCCGTTTTGTGAAAAGGCTGGCTTGTCGGTTGTTTTAGATGAACCTCCGGTTATAATAAATAAGGAAGTGAAGACAATCGGCCAGCTAGCTGAAAAGAATGCCAAGGAACTTGGTAGATATGGATTAGAAGAAAAAATGGCTAGCGATGGTTCTATAGAAAGAATAAAGAAAAGGGAAAAAAGAGAAGAGATAACAAAGATATCAAAATTATCTCCAGACAAACAACGTAAATTTATTGAAACGGGTAAACTATGATACGAGAAAGAATAAATATTGGTCCACATATGGGACTATTAAAGTTTAATATTTTTATTCATAGGGTGCTTGAGGATGGTAGCATAGATCCGCAACCAGTTGACTGCACAGATGAATTTCAAAAACTAGGAATGACTAATCTAGGTGAAATTAATGTAACTGGATATGATAAAAATAATTGTATTGAAAAGGTTAAAACATTACTTGAAAGTTTAGGAAAAGAAAATGGTAAAAAGCGAAAATAATGATACTGCTGGACTAATGATTCCAGAAGCTGATGAAGTGCTAACACAATTCTTTGATAAAAGCGGTAACTTGGGCCAAGAAATTAATGCAGTTGCAAAAGTTACTAAAATTCACAATAAGGAAAGCGACAGAATTGTAGTAAACTACTACATTAAACATGGAAGAGGAATGCTATTTGATCCATATGGAATGGATGCAAATAAAATTAACGCATATAATTTCCAATTCAAGAAAGTCGATCAAAAGGTTTATTCTCAATATGTACAATATTTAAAAACCCGTAGATCAATTTTTCTTACATATGCACAAAGAGAATTCAAAGATAAAGGATATTGATATGCCAAAAAAGAAAATAGACACTAGCAAAAAGATAGAATCTTCAAAAACAGAAGTAAAGTATAAAAATATCAAGACTAATGATGGCAAAGATGTTAATATTAGTGAGCCTAAGCTAGCAGATAAAAATGTTAGAAGTCCAATTAGTTTCCCAGATACAAGAGAATTGTTTGCTAGGAAGAAAGATTATGGCGTTGTAACTATGACTGAACAGGCTTCAACAAGAGCAGATGAAACTGCTAAGGATAGACAGCCAACAAATAAATATAATATTCCACCAAGACTAGGAAACTGTATTCATAAAATTAGAGAAGACTAATGATCTGTACAGGATTTAATAAAGATATATTATCACTATTAGATAAACAAGAAATATTATGGAAATGTAAACTTGAAGATGGTATAGAAGTTTGGTCAGATTTTGATGTGCCAGACAAAAAAGATCCTTGGACAAGACTAAAAGAATATTGCTTTAATAATGATAAGAAAATTATAGAAGTAAAAGTAATTTGTCCGGGTATGCCAGAGCAAGTAATCTTTGAAGATAATGAGGGGTTAGATAACTTCTTTGTAATAAGAGGTATGTCTAAAGAGCTTACAGATGATAGTGATATGATATATAAATTCATGTCTTTTGGCATCTTAAAAGAAGATGGCAAATTTCATGTTAAAAAGTTTTATTGGCCACAATTTGCTCTTGGTGAATCTGAAGAAGTCAGAGAACCAACTACTGAAAATATTGAATTGTCATTTAAAAAAAGAAAAAAGTGCAAGGATGATTGTAAATGTCAACAAAAAAGAATCAAACCGCACTAAGTAAATACAAGTCCCCGTCCACCGGGGACTTTTGTACTTCTGCACAGTATGTTGCGGAGATTATATGTCAAAGATGCGCTACTCATGAGAAAGCTGGCACTCTTCCTTACAAATTTTGGAACTTACCAAAATGGAAAAAAATCTATATAAGACAAGTTTCATTAGCCAATAAGCTGATCAAAGAATACGGCGAAGAGCCAGTAATTAAATTCGTCAAGTCAAGCGCGGGTAAGAATACTATTTCTCTTGGCGCACGAAATGTAAAAAAAGAAATAGAAAAAATCAAATATGCTCTTGACAACGCTCCAAAGCATGTTACAATAGAAGTAAAACAGATTAGTCAAGGCGAATTCAAGTCTAGAAAATCGTTTGGAAGCAAAACATTATTAAACAGATTAAAGGAAATAGAGAATGAGTCTAACGACAGTTGATAAAGACTTTTTTAAAAAATACGGCGACTATGTTACAACCGGCGATAAAGTTCTTGAGCAAAAAAGAAATTATAAGGTTATACCTATTAGTCCAGCAATTGACCTAGCTCTTGGTGGAGGTATCAAAGAAGGTTCTTGGATGATTCTTTCTGGGCCACCAAAGGCTGGCAAAACAACCACTACAATGCAGATTATTGCTAACTGTCAAGCTCTTGGTCGTAAGATTATTTATCTTGATGTTGAGGGTCGTCTAAAAGAGATGAATTTTGAAGTTCCGGGTATTGACCCATCTCAAGTTCAAGTTATTCGTTCAGGTGATGAACCCTTATCTGCGGAAACATTTCTTGATATTGCCCGCAAACTTATCTCAGCAAAAGAGAATGAAGGCTGCGTTCTTGTTATTGATTCTATTTCTTCACTAATTCCTTCTCGCGATCTTGATGAAGATATTAGTGGTATGACTAGACCGGGATTGCCAAAAATTCTTTCTGACTTTGTTAAGAAACTTGGTCAAACAGTTCCTAATCAAAAATGTCTTGTAATTATGATCACGCATATGATTACAAATACAAGTGGCTATGGCAAGTCAAAAATGGCCGATGGTGGCGTTAAGATTCAATTCCAAGCAGATACGCGAATGGAAGTTAAAAGCGTTCAGCCGTGGGAATCCGCAAGCTCTAGCAAAGACAATAAGAATGTTGTTGGACTAAAGGTTACATGGGATGTTTTATGTTCATCTATCGGGTCTCCATATAAGACATGTGAGAGCTGGATTAGATTTGGTCACGGTATTGATAAAGTGCAAGAGATTATTATGATTGCTATTGATCTTGGACTGATTTCTGTGGCGGGTTCATGGTATAATTTAGACTTTATCGAAACAGAAAAGGTTAAACTTCAGGGACAAGAAAAGGTTTATAATTATCTAACCGATAATCCTGCTGCATATACAACGCTTGAAACTAAAGTTAAGGAAATGCTATATTGAATATTGTAGGACTTGATGGTAAAGACTATACTTGGATTCCAAGTAACAATATCGTTGAAACCACAAAAAGATCTGGACTACATAGTAAAGCAAAAGAACTATTAAAAGAGCGATATCCTAATGATAGAATTCTTGAGGAATTAGTTTTGCCCGGAACTAAAACTGGAAATAGAAAATCAACCTTAAAAGCTGATTTTTTTATTCCGGTTCGCGGACTTGTCGTAGAAGTTCATGGACAGCAACACACTGAATTTAATAATTTCTTTTTTGCTAATAAAATGGAGTTCTATAAAGCACAGGCTCGCGACAGAGATAAGAAATCTTGGTGCGAATTAAATAACTTTACTCTAATTGAATTATTTCATGACGAGTCTATTGATCAGTGGAAAGAAAAGATATGGAAGATATAGATGAAAAATATGCCAAATTCCACAAAAATATAGAGGACTGGATACAAGGCAATCGCATCGATTATGGGCTTAATTGCACTCTTGATGACGCGATTAAAGTTGGCAAAATCATGCATCTCCAAGAAGAAGATATTAAAAAGATGTCTTCGCTAGATTGTCAAGCTGCAATTTTTACTTTGAATAAGTATATGACATATACAAGTTTAATAGTTGCAAGAGAAAAAGCAGCGAAACAATGGGCTGAACAAGGGATATGGTATATCGTAACTGGACAAAAACATGACAAGTTTGCCAAATGGGAAGAGAAGTATCATTCAGCTCTTAGAAATCACAAATCTGGTCTAAAATTATTGATGCTTAAAACTACTGCTGATGCTAGAATATTAGCAGGAGAAGCTCAAATTAAAGGATTTGAACATGCGATGAAAGTATTAGAGAATATTGCGAGGAGTAAATCATATGACAGATCTCAGGGAACAGGCTAAAAAGGTTATAGCCAAAGGAAAAGCACTAAATGATCCAGAATTGGTTCGTATGGGTCTAGAAATGTTAGATGCTTACAGTGGAGAAATTGAAGAAGAACAGCAAGTAGTGATGCCTATTGCTCCATCTCCAGAAATTAAAAAAGTGGTTACATCATCAGTTAGTAGATTTGATGTTTCTCAATTTACTATGTCAAAAGCTGGTTCTAATATTATAGACAAAAGTGGTAAAAAGCAACCTCTTTACATTGGTCCTCGTCAAAATAAATATCAAGATGATGGATCGGATGGTAAAGATATTTTAACGCCTAAAATTAAACCAACTGAAAGAACTAGAAAGCCTGTAGACAATGAAAAAGTTGATCAGGTTTGTGAAATATGCGGAAAACAGGAAAAGGTTTTGCCAATTTATGCTAGAGAATATTATCGTTGTCAATCTTGTTTATTGAAAGGAAAGTCATGAGTGCATATCTAAGTTATGAATTACCAGTTAAGCGTCTTACAGAAACCGCAAAGCTCCCAGATAAAGCTAATTTGTTTGACGCTGGGTTAGATCTTTATTGTGATGAAAAGGAAGTTGTTCGACTAGCGCCCGGTGAACGTAAACTTTTTTCTACGGGCATTTCGGTTGCCATTCCAAAAGGTTTTGTTGGGCTAATTTGGCCAAGATCTGGTCATGCAGTTAAGAAAGGTCTTGACACAATGGCTGGCGTTATTGATTCTCCGTATCGTGGAGAAGTCAAGGTATTGCTCGTCAATCATAGTGACGAGTATCAATATTACTCGCCCGGAGATAAGATTGCCCAGATGCTTGTCCAAGTAATTCCAGATTTTACAGCTATAGAAGTAGATAATCTAGATGAAACTTCTCGCGGAGAGAACGGATTTGGGAGTTCAGGAACTTGATATATCTAAAAGCTGGGTTTATACTATTTGTAGCATTCTATTGTATATCTGTATATAGAATCGTTAATGGGGCTATTATTGGAGATATTAATGATAGAGATTGTATTTAGTTTAACCTTCATCTGGCTCATAGGTTTATTCTTGTTTTTAGTTTCATATGATATCTATGCAGTTACAAAAGGTAAACCAACGGTTAGTTGGGCTGTTTTTGATATCAGTCGTAAATGGCCGATTGTGCCATTTTTATTTGGATTTTTGATTGGGGGGTTGGCAGGACATTTCTTTTTTCCAATACCAATACCAGCAGGACAATAACATGGAAAAACAAAATATTGCAGTTCAGGCTTTTCGAATAGAAAATAGAGAGATTATACTTGACAATTTGCCGCCTACGCTGTATGATACTATACAAGAAAACGTTCCCGAATTCTATGAAAAAATAGATGATAGGGTATGGAATATGCCAGTTATACATGATGACAAAGTATATTACGTGATCATGTCTCGAAATAAAAACGCAGTAGAAGATTTTATGAATGCAGTTCTTTTTACAGAGAGGATTTTAAATGCTTAACACATTAGCACTTTTGGCCGCATCAACGGTCGGCCAGTTTTTTGTAGTAAACCAACAAATTCCAGTTGTGGTTCAACAACCTCAACAAATCGTCATTCCATATGTAGTTCAACAACCACAATATATTGTTGTTCCACGACCAGTTTATGTACCAGTACAGGTTCCTGTTTATCAACCTGTATATTACCAGTATCCAGTTTATAGAATTTATCCTTGAGGACTATAATATGAGTGAAAAGAATCCATTGAATGTATATAATCATTTTGAGGCAATCAAAAATGCAGTTGCTCAACTTGAAACAATCCACGTTTATGAACTTAATGCAAGAACATATGGGGATGCTGATACACCATCTCTTAAGGCAGAAATTGCTGATCTCGACAAGAAAATTCTTGAATATGAACTTCAGTTAGCAGATATGCATAAGTATATTGAAGAGCTAGAAAGAACTAATCAAGTTCTTTTATCGGCTAATAATACTTTAATTGATATGAATAGGGGTCTCAGTCAAAATCACGAATCCATTCAGGATACAGCAGAAAAACTAGCAGATGCTTATAATAAATTGCCACGAGTTATAAAGAAGTTTTATGGAGTAAAGTAATATGAGTCAAGCCGATCTTAGTAATTTACCAGTTGAAAGAGCAGTATTGGCTGGAATTTGCCAGTTCGGCTTAGAAGTTTATGTTGATCTTGATTTTATCGAGGTCGATCACTTTACTCATGAATTAAACCAGATAATCTTTAGTTGCTTAAAAGATATTATCTTAAATAATCAAAATATTGAATATTTAACAATATTTTCAACGGCTCAAAAACTGGGTGTATTTGAGCTTATCAATAAGAATACTGAAATGGGCTTCATTAGAAGTCTATTTAACTTTCCTGTTAATAAAGAAAATATACCCAAGTTTGCCGCAAAGCTCACAAAGCTAAAACTAGCTAGAGATTTAAAATCTGCAATTAAAAAAGCAGACAAGTCAATAGATAAAATAACTGGTGATGAGCCTGTTGAAGATATTATTTCATCAGCCGAAAAGCCAATTGCAGAAGTTACGCTGGATGCTTATAAAGAGCATAGTAATAAAACCATGCTTGTAGGAGAAAACATAGATGAGTATGTTCAATATCTTATTGATAGTCCCGTTGATTATCTTGGCATTCCCACCGGGCTTAGACATTTTGACGAGGCTTGCGGAGGAGGAATTAGACGAAAATCCATATGTTTGATTGGTGCTAGAACAGGGGTTGGTAAAAGCGTTATTTCAACAAATGTTGCCTTGCATGTGGCTGGCAAGTTAAATATACCAGTTTTGTATCTTGATACAGAAATGGATATTGGCGATCAGCGTAATCGTATGTTGGCAAATATTAGCAATGTCAAAATTAATGATATCGCTATGGGTAAGTTTGCCAAAAGTTTTATGTCTTGCGAAAGCGTTAAACGGGCAGCGGGATATTTGAAAGGCATTCCTTATCACTACATGTCAATTGCGGGTCAACCTTTTGATAATGTTTTGAATATTATTAAGAGATGGATTCATCAACACGTAGGATTTGATGAGACTGGTAGAACGAATGACTGTCTTGTTATTTATGACTACTTTAAATTGATGAGTAGCGCGGGACTATCTGCGGCAATGCAAGAATATCAAGCATTAGGATTTCAAATTACAAAAATGAATGACTTTTGTATTCAATACGATATTCCTTGTTTATCATTTGTACAGTTAAATAGAGAAGAAGAAATTGCTCAGTCGGATCGTTTGCAGTGGCTAGCATCTACTGTGGCAAAATTTCAAGTTAAAAGCGACGAAGAGATGGCCGACGATGGAGATCAAAATGGTAATCGTAAGATTGTGTTTTTAAAGCATAGACATGGTTCTGGTCTTGAACAAGGGGACTATATCAATGTCAAAATGAATGGTGCTTGCGCCAAGCTAACTGAGTGGTATACAAGAAATCAATTGAAGTCAGGAGCAGTAAATGCCGACGAAACCAGCGACCCCATATTTGAAGAACGAGAAAGTGAGTCGGGAGAAGATATATTCGATATGCAATGAAATGTCTAATAGAATACCAGAACTATTAGATAAGCTAAGTATAGAATATACTGAGTTTGAAAATAGAATATCTTTCTGTTGTCCAGTTCATAATGGAGATAATGTAGAGGGGGCTTGTATATTCACAGACGGGACAAAATCTAAAGGTAATTGGGTATGTTGGACGCATGGATGTGAAAGGGACTATGGCAAAAATATTATTAATTTTGTGATGGGAGTTCTATCTAACAGACAAGGTAAGAAGGTAGGATTCCCATCTGCTATTAATTTTTGTCTATCATTCTTAAATAAGAAAATTATAGATATTCCGGAAGAAAAGATTCCAGAAAGCATCTATAACAATATGAAAATGATAGAAATATTTTCTCGTAAGCCTGAAAAGATTGAGCTAAATATTCCAAGAGAAAAAGTTATAGAATCGCTTGATATTCCATCTCAATACTATATTAATAGAGGATTTTTACCCGAAACGCTTGTTGCTTTTGATGTTGGAGAATGCTACAATCAAGATAGGCCAATGCGCAATAGGGCAGTTGTTCCAGTATACGATGAGGATTATAAATATATTGGTTGTGTTGGAAGGTCGCTAGACGAGAACAACAAGAAATATAAATGGATAAATAGCAAGGGATTTAAGAAGTCATGTTATCTATATGGTATATGGATGGCAAAACCTCATATTCAAAGAACATCAAGTATTATTCTAGTTGAAGGCCAAGGAGACGTTTGGAGACTATATGAAGCTGGAATTAAAAATTCTGTTGGTATATTTGGGGCGGATCTAGGAGAAGACCAGCTTATAGCGCTTGAGCAACTTGGAGTTATGAATGTTATTATTTTAACAGATAATGATGAAGCGGGTCAAAAGGCAGCACAGGGAATTATAACAAAAGGTGGTAGAAGATTTAATTACTTCACACCGACTATATCAAAAAAAGACGTTGGTGAAATGTCGATTGAAGATATTGAAATTGAACTTAAACCACAGATAAAGGGGTTATATTAATGGGTCAGATATTAGCACTAAGCGGTAAAAAGCAATCTGGAAAAAATACTCTTTGTAATTTTCTTCATGGATATCAACTTAAAAGTTATTCTATGATTGATAGTTTTGAAATCGCTGAAAGCGGTGAGCTTGTAATTGAAACCAGTGTTAGAGAAGAAGATGGTCGAATTTCTAAAGGCAAGGGGCAGATTGATATCACTAGAATTGATATTGAATTTGTTGTATGGGCGATGGATAATATTTGGCCTTTTGTAAAACATTACTCTTTTGCAACTGCGCTTAAGGAAATGTCTATTGGATTGTTTAACATTCCAAAAGAATCAGTTTATGGAACTAATGAACAAAAAAATGCTCCGATTGAATACAAGTGGGAAGATATGCCAACTAAAGTTAAAGGCAAATCGGGTCAAATGACGGGCAGAGAATTCATGCAATATTTTGGTACAGATATATGCAGAAAGATATATCCAGACATTTGGACAGATAGATTAATTAAAGATATCAAGGCTGAAGAACCAAATCTTGCGATTGTAACTGATGCTAGATTTGAAAATGAAATTGAAGCTATCAAAAAAGCTGGTGGAAAAGTAATTCGATTAACTCGAACTATTCCGGGAGAAGACTATCACGAAAGTGAAATTGCCTTAGATAATTATGATGGGTATGATGCCGTAATTGATACTCAAAATCTTAATATAGAACAGTCTTGTGAAAAGTTAATTGAAATAATTGATGGCTGGAGATGGTTTGATACAAAAGTTTTAATAGCTCCAGAAAAGCCACTCAGAAAGCAAACAACGATGTCAATCCGATGATCACTACATACTTTAGATCAAGCAGTCTTAATAACTGGAAGTATTGTGAAATGCAATACTTTATGACATATGTTCTAGGTCATCAATCGCCATCTGGCAAAAAAGCAGATCTTGGAACTATTACTCATGCGGTGTTTGAAACATTAGCAATATGTAAAAAGAGAACACAGTTTAATAAAAGAAATAAAATGAAAGTCACTCAAGAACCATTGGGTGACTTCTCTTTTACCTATGAACAATTGTTTACAGATGAGTTTGTAAATTATATTCTTGGTAGAAGTTTTGATTATTATAAGGCAAATTGCACTCATAATCAATTTAATCAAAAGGACTATGAATTCTGCTATAAAATGGTTTGGGATACGCTTGCATATAATAATGGACAATTTGATCCAAGAAATCGTCAAGTTATTGATACTGAGCCTCACTTTGATATTCCTATTAAAGAACCGTGGGCTAAGTTTAGTTTTACAGGGCCAGATGGAAAAGAAATCTCTGGAAATCTTGCGATTAAAGGGACCATTGACCTTGTAACTGAACTCCCGGATGGTACAATAGAGGTAATCGACTGGAAAACCGGACAGAGGCTTGACTGGGCTACGGGTGAGAAAAAGGATTACGAAAAGCTAATGACTGATATTCAACTCCTTCTTTATCACTATGCGGTTAGCAAGCTCTATCCTCAACATAGACATGCCCTGATGACCATTTTCTTTTGTCGAGATGGTGGACCATTCACTTTAGCTTTTGACGAAGAAGATGATAAAAATTTCCTTAAGACACTTGAAAAAATGTTTAAGGAGATTACAATTAATCAAAGTCCCCGTCCAGTTTCACAAGATCGTAGAAATTTCAAATGCGAAAAACTGTGTCATTTCTACAAAACTGCTTGGCCGGGAACAAACAAAACGATGTGTCATCATATTGAAGAACAATTACATACTATTGGAATGACTAAAACAGTTGCAGAATGTTCCAGACCCGGATTCGTGATTGGAACTTACAAAGACCCCGGAGCAGTAGAATGATAATACCAGCGATTACAACTCATTATTCTTTATTGCGCGGATTCATCAAACCCGATGAAGCAGCTAAAAAGTGTAAAGAGCTTGGATATACTCACTGTTTGCTTTCAGATGATTCTCTAAGTGGAGTTGTAGAGTTCTTTAGCTGTATGAAAAAAGAAGGTATAATTCCCATTATTGGCTGGAGGGCTGATGGTGGGCATTATATTGTCAAAACTTTAGCTGGATATAGAATTCTTATCAGACTTGTATCTGGTGAAGATATTCTTTATACAGATAAAGACCTACAGTTCTATAAGGATGGAGAACTGGGACTGATGGAAGTTTGCTATGCAAATCAGGAAGATGCTATTCTTCATAGGATTGCTCTTTGTTCAGGGCTAAAGACAACACTAAAAAAAGCCAAAGACGTTGATCTAGGTGAGCTTAAGAAATACTTTGATTTAGATCATTTCTTTTTTTATCCTAATGATGGGATTGTTTTACAAGTTAATCAGATCCAAGCAAATGACCAATTAACATCTGAACTTGAAGATTATACCATCTTTTCTAAACCTAAACTTCCCAAAGTGGATTGTAAAGGACAAAGCGAAGAAGAGTATATTACTCAACTTTGCCGAGAAGGATGGAAGAAGAAGTTCATGCATTTACAGGGCGAAAAAAAGCAAGAGTATGCAGACCGTGTAAAATATGAGCTTTCTATTATTAATGGATTTGGTCTTGCTGGATATTTTCTAATCGTGCAAGATATTATCGCATTTGTTAGAAATAACGGTTGGTTGCCGGGTCCGGGTCGTGGATCTGCTGGAGGTTGTCTTGTATCCTATCTTTTAGGTATTACAGAAATTGATCCGGTAAAATACGATCTCTTATTCTCAAGATTCTTAAACTCTGGACGATTTAGCAAAGACAATATTTCGCTTCCTGATATTGATATGGACGTTCCATCAAATCATAGAGATGAAATTATTGAATACTTAAAGAATAAATATGGACATAGCCGGGTATTCCAGATGATTACATTCGGTCGTCTCCAAGGACGATCAGTAATCAAAGAAGTTGCTAGAATTTATAGCGATTTATCTCAATCTGAGTTGAATGAAATTACTGAAAGTTTGCCGGAAGAAGCTAGTATCTCTGACGAGCTTGAAGAAATGGAAATCAAGTCCGTTATTATCTGGACTCTTGAGAATCAACCGCAGAAATTGAATAAATGGTGCAAATTAGTTGATGGAAAATTAACTGGCGAGTTGTCAGATATGTTCGATCTTGCTATTAGAATAGAAGGAACTTTCAAAAGTCATGGAAAGCATCCGGCTGGAGTAATTATTTCTAATGATGATCTTATCAATGATGCTCCATTAATCAAGGATATAGATGGAAATCTTGTTGTAGGATTTGAAATGCATGACTTGGATAAAGTAGGACTAACAAAGTTTGATGTCCTTGGAGTTAATCTTTTGGATAAAATTATGGAAATTACAAATGAATGATAAATTTTTAGATTACGCAACTGTTATTAGAGACGGTAATGATATTGACTATAAAGATATTTCTTTGTCCGATCTGAGGAATCATGTTCCTTGGTATCGCGGAAAAAAGAATGGAGTTTATCAAGTTCATAGTAATTCTTTCTCTAAAATATATTACGACCTAAACGAAGCTATTGAAAAATTCTTAGAATTGAAGGGGAAATAATGGGATTTAATACATATCGGGATTATATTGTTTTTGACTTTGAAACAACTGGCAAAAACCCATATGGTTGTCAATTGACTCAAATTGCCGCTGTAGTCGTTCACGGCAAGAAGTTGACCCTTCAGCCCGGCGGAGTGTTCAACATCGAAGTAAGGCCCGAATTTGACGACGAGAAGGCTATTGCTGCGGGATTCGATCCAGTTGAGCAAGAAGCGTTGGATATTACTAGAAAAACTCGCGAACAACTTGAAAAAGCTATCGGTCCAAAGGAAGCATGGAGTCAATTTGCAAACTTTGTAAGTAAGTTCAATTCTAAGGGTACTCCATATTATGCACCTATTCCAGTAGGTTATAATATTAATAATTTCGATTTACCGATTGTCAATCGGTACTGTGGAATGTACGGACCAAAAGATGATAAGAGTGGCAGACAAAAGCTGTTCAATCAGATCTTTAAAGTAGATATGATGGATAACATGTTTATGTGGTTTGAAGATCATAGCGATGTGCAAAAGCTAAATATGGACTATCTTCGTGATTACCTAGGATTTCCGCAAGCATCCAAAGACAATGCTCACGATGCTCTATTTGACGTTATCGACACTGCTAATCTATTCACTAGATTCCTAAAGTATCATAGACGACACAGTTCAGCGGCTAAGTTTGAAAAGTCATTTGCAAATGCCAAAATGGATATTTCTCTATGAAATAAAGGATCTTAAATGAGTTCGCTTAATATTGATGATTATGAAGATGGCGCTACTTGGGATTTGATTGGAGAAGGGAAAACAAAAGGTGTGTTCCAGCTAGAATCAAACCTTGGCTCAAGCTGGGCTAAGAAAGTAAAGCCTCGAAATATTGATGAGTTGTCAGATTTAATTTCTATCATTCGTCCGGGTACACTGGAAGCTATGCTAGAAGGCAAATCTATGACACAACACTATGTTGATCGTAAATGGAAAATCGATGAAGTAAAATATATTCATCCTGCTCTAGAACCATTACTAGCAAACACATATGGAATTATCGTTTACCAAGAGCAAGCTATGAAAATTGCAACAGCCTTAGCCGGTTTTACACCGGAAGAGGCTGATTCTTTACGTAAAGCTATGGGTAAAAAAGATGCCGCCCTTATGAACGAAGTCGGCACAAAATTTATTAATGGATGTAAAGCCAAGGGTATCGTAGATGAGCAATCAGCTTCAACCATTTTTAACTGGATTCAGGCATCTGCCCGTTATTCATTTAATAAAAGTCACGCTGTAGCTTATGCTATTAACTCTTTTAGATCTGCGTACTGCAAAGTACACGATGCTATTAAATTTTATGAAGTATACTTGAATCATACGCATACAAAATCTAAAAAGAATACTAAGCAGATGCAGATTAAAAGTTTTATTATGGATGCAAAGTATAGGGGAATTGAGGTAATACCTCCTAGACTCGGACATTTATATCAAGACTTTACCTTAGAGAGAGATAAAAGCGTTATTAACTTTGGTTATTCGCATATTAAAAGTGTAGGAGAAGGAGAGAAAAAGAAAGTTGATAGTGTGATTAAAAAAGCAGTCAGCGATCTTAATAAACCCTTATCTAATTTTACTTGGTTAGACTGCCTTTTCTTTCTTGCTTCAAATATAAAAAAGAATGCAGTTGAATCGCTTATCAGCGCCGGAGCTTTTTCTGGTAAAAATAATACAACTCATAGAAATACGATGCTTTTTGAGTTTGATATTTGGGAAAAACTAACAGAACTAGAACGACAGTGGATTATTTCTAAATATGATTCAAATGCTAGCGGACAATCGTTTAAGCAGTTATTCAATAAAATGATTAATGAAAATGCTAAAATTAATGCTAGAAGAATGAAGTCAGTTATTGATCTTTATCAAGCACTTGACAATCCACCATATTCAATTGAAGATGACTTTAGATGGATCGCAGATATAGAGCAAAAACTGATGGGGTGCGCGCTGACTTGCTCAAAAGTAGACATGTCATCAAATGACGTTAATATTAGCTGTGCAGAGATTGCAACTGGTGAAGTTAAATCTATGAAAGATGCCTGCTTGGCGATTAGAATTAATGAAGTAAAAGAATATATATTAAAGAGAGGGCAAAACATAGGTAGAACAATGGGTTTTGTTGCAGGAGAAGATAACTCAGGCGAACTTGACTCTATAACTTTTTTCTGCGATGAATTTGAAAAATTTAAAAAGTTGCTTTTTGTAGGCAATACGGTATTATTATATGGTGAAGTCCAAGAGAAAAAGGACAAATCCTTTGTAGTTAAAAATGTAGAACAAATTTAGGAGATTAGTAATGAATGTTTGTTGCTTTATTGGAAAATTGGTTGGAGATCCTGAACTAAAGGAAATCAATGGGACATTTGTAGTAAATTTCTCTTTGGCAGTTGAGGATTATAGAAAAGACAAAGAGGGCGAAAAGCATCGACGAGTAGATTTTTTTGACTTTGAGGCGTGGGATAGTGGCGCGACTACTATTGCAAAACACTTCAAAAAAAGCGATATGATGGCAATCGAAGCCGAAGCAAGGCAACATAAGTGGACTTCGGGCGATCAAAAACGTCAAAAGGTTATTTTTAGAGTAAAAACTTTCAAATCTTCAGGATGTAAATCGGAATAACATAATGCGAAAAATTAAAGTTTTATTTGTAACTGAAGCATCGTATATGCCAACAGGATATTCAGTCTACACTAAAGAAGTATTGTCTAGACTTAGCAAACATCCGCAGCTAGAAGTTGCTGAACTGGCATGTTTCACAACCTCAAAAGCAGAAGAGTTAAAAACAGTCCCGTGGAAAGTTTATGCTAATGTTCCAGAGCCTGAAAATCAGAATCTGAATAATGTGTATAACTCAAACATGAGTAATAAGTTTGGTGACTTTTCTTTCAATAGTGTATTGCTAGATTTTGAACCAGATTTTGTTATGGATATCAGAGATTGGTGGATGCTTGAATTTGAAGAACGGTCACCTTTTAGAGATTTCTTTAATTGGGCCATCATGCCAACTGTTGACGCAGAGCCACAAAATGTAACTTGGATTGATACCTATTCGTCTGCCGATGGTGTATTTGCATACTCTGAGTTTGGCAGAGATACTATGAAGGCACAGTCTAAGAATATTAATTTTATTGATGTCGCATCTCCATGTGCAAGTAATAATTTTTATCCAATCAAAGATAAAAAATCATTGAGAAATGAATTTGGACTAAGAGATGATGTTATTATTTTTGGAACGGTAATGCGCAACCAAAGACGCAAACTATATCCAGATTTATTCAAGGCGTTTAGATTGTTCTTAGACCAGAATCCAACTCTAACAAACGCTTATTTATATTGCCACACTGCATATCCTGATGTTGGTTGGGACATTCCAGAATTAATCAAAGATTTTGGATTGGGAAATAAAATCCTAATGACTTATAAATGCCGCAAGTGTGGTAAAATTAGCTCTATGTTTTTTAATGATGCTGTTACATTTTGTAACTCCTGTGGAATTTATGGAGCTTGTCCTGTTGGAATACAAAATAGAATAGATGAAAGCGAATTAAATAAAGTATATAATCTATTTGATGTATATATTCAATGGGCCAATAGCGAAGGTTGGGGTATGCCTCAATTAGAAGCTGCGTATGCGGGATTACCAGTAGTATCAGTTTACTATTCTGCTATGGAATCGTTAATTGATAATATCAAAGGTATTGGAATACCACCTCTTGGATTCTATAAAGAATTAGAAACTGGATGTAATAGAGCAGTTCCAGATAATCTAGCATTAGCTAAAACCTTAACTTCACTTGCAACGGATAAAACAAAAAGAAGCTATGTTGCAGAAAAATGCTATAAGAATGCATTAAAAATATATAACTGGGATTATACGGCAGAAAAGTGGGCTAAATATTTTATTAGTACACCGATAAAAGATCCTAAAACAACTTGGAATTCACCTCCAAGATTTTTTAATCCCGCAAATCAATTGCCTAGTCAATTAGCAAATGCAAGCATATCAGATCAAGTGAACTGGCTATTTATCAATGTTCTAGGAAAGCCAGAGTTAATCAATAAAAGTATTTGGAAAAGGATGTGCAAAGATCTAATGTACAGATCTACTATGACATCTATGATTCCGGGATATTACTATAATGATTTTTCACATCCTGATTTGGAAAGAAAATTTGAAGAATTTACTCTTGAAAAAGCATTTCAAATGTGTTTGAATATGCGAAGTGCAATGAACGAATGGGAAAATGCAAGATTGCAAAGGATGAAAAAGTGAAGATAAAATATATTGGAAATTTTAATGATGGAACTGGATGGGCAAAAGCTGCAACATATAATGCTCTAGCATTAGATATGGCAGGATATGATGTCTATTGCGAAGAATTAAGTTATAATCAGGCTTCAGTTATTCTGGAGCCTTATATTGAAAATTTAATTAATAAAAAATCTGATACTTATGATGTTGTAGTTAATCATGTTTTGCCTACTGAATATAAATATATTTCAGGTGTTAGAAATGTTGGTTTTATTTCATTGGAAACTCTTACTCTTAGTTCCGTACCTTGGCTAAAAAGAATAGCGATGATGGATGAGATATGGGTTCCAAACAAAGCATCAAAATATTGCTTAATGGATTCTGGAGTCGATGGAAATAAAGTTAAAGTATTTAATCATACATTTAATTTTTATAAAACCGCACAGTCCGATAATGGGCAAAGAATTGATAAGCTGCGTGGAACTTTTAACTTTGTGTTCAACGGTGAATTTACAAAAAGAAAAAATGTCGAAGCTCTTCTATTTGCTTTCCATAATGAATTTGATTATATTGAACCTGTAAATTTATTTATTAAAACTAACAAGGATGCTAATTTAATCAATGACTTTTGTTCTGCTGTTAAAACCAGAATGAAAAAGACTGGCAAATACAAGAATGAGATCATAATTTCAAGTTATATTGATGAAATAAGCCTACTCTCTATTTTGAAAGATTGTCACGCCTTTGTAATGCCAAGTCATGGCGAAGCGTGGTGCTATCCGGCTCTTGAAGCTATGGCTTTAGGAATTCCATCTATTTACACCAAGGGCATCGGAATAGAAGATTTTGTTATTCCAAATATTACAGGACTTCCGGTTGATTCAAAGGTGAGCTACTGCTATGGAGCTAATGACACATTTGATGATCTATACACTTCAAATGATGAGTGGCTAGAAATTAATGTTAAAGATTTACAAGAAAAAATGAGATATATTTTCGAAAGCGCGAAAGATCAAAAAGCATATTTGGATATAAGAAGATTATGCCAAGAACAAGCTAAGAAATTCGATTTTACAAATAAAGATATTACGAAAGGTCTTCTATGAAAATTTATATTGGAAACAGGTCAGTTGATAGCCCAGAATACAAAAATTTAACAGAAGTAGAAATGATTAAATATATTGCTGATGATTCAGAATGTACTTCGATTATTTTAGACGGTGTATTAAAGAACTTTGGCATAAGTGAAATTCCGGGCATTCTTAATCTTGTAATTAGCAAGTTGAGAAATCAGGGCGAGCTTATAATTAGCGATGTTGATTTTGACCTTCTGATTTTTGCTCATAAAAAGTTAAACAATCTATTAGATTTAAATCGAATGGTTGAATCTTCTGGTGGCTTTAAATCATTTATCACATACGAAAGTATCACAGAGATGCTTAGCGGGTATAAGAACATTTCCTTGATCACAGTAAATATCAATAATCTAGAATTTCGTCTTCAGTACAGGAAATCATTATGAATATAGAAATATTTTCTTGTGAAAGCTGCTGTCATGCAATTTTAGAGAATTCTAATCAAACTGGGTGTCTTCTAGATAAATTATCTAAGATACCTTCAAACTTTAATTCTTCTAAGGGATTTTTTGATTTACAAAAGGTATGCGCGTATAAAAACAACAATCCAGAAGATGTTAAAATTAAATTAGGTTATATTTTTATATTAAACGACATATCAAAATTAGATGAGTTAAAAAAGAACATCGATCTTGTACAAGAAAATAATCCAATGTGGATCGGTGTAAATCATGATTTTCCAGAAGTAGCAACTGAAATCAATCTTTATATGGCTCGACTAAATATACCTCATAATGTTATTTTAAATTATGAAAAGGTTTCTAGCGATATTCATAGATTAGATCAATTTATGAACAGTTATAAAAATGGATGGACGTTCGTGAATGTTGTAGGTCAACAATTTGACTTATCTAAAGTAAACATTCTAGATAATTATATTAATCAATTTAATCCATTAGCAATCGTTAAAAATAAATGTGATTCACTAAATGAATTTGTATTTTTTAATATGATTTTCAAATATTTAAAAGGTAGCTATCCTTCTATTTTAGAAGATGATACGATAGAACAAAAAACATTCACAGAAAAAGTGCAAGATATGTCATCATACATGATTAAAAATTGGAAGGAACTATATGAATTCTACAGTAATCCTAGCGATCAATAATGAGCAAAATGTAATTCCTTCAATAACAAGCGTGTTGGAGGGAAAAACAAAGCCAACAAATTTTTGCATAGCGGTAAATAAAGCCGTAAATGACAATACAAGGGGCGTAATCAATTCGTTTTTAAAAAGCTGCTGTGATGGGTCTACATATACTGAAGAACACCAGAAAGACTATATTCTAGCTAAAAAGACTGGAACAGATATTAATATATTTAGTATTATATCGGATGAGCCGGTTTTTTATTCCTATAAGTATATCCAAGATAAAACAGATATTTTTTTCACCATGTCTGGCAGGACAAGATATCATGAGGACTATATTGCCAAGGTATTATCAAAGTTTGATAACATCACTGGACTAGTATATAGTGATTTTATTTCAAATGGTAAAAGAGTATATTTAGAATCGACAAATCCAACCAATATAAATATTGGCAATATCACAGAAGTCGCTTTTTCTAAAAGAATATTAGATGAACCACCCAAGTTTTTTAACTGTCCTATACTTACAACGACTGCCTATCAAAAAGGTCTAGTTAGAAATATTCCAGAAGCCTTATATTCAGTATGAACAAGCACATCAGAAGAATCAAGGGTAAGAATTTTTCTGATTTACAGATAATAATTCTTTCCGCAGGAATTGGCTCTAGGACTAAATCTTACGAGCCAAGATGCTTATTAAAATACAACAACAAAACTATACTAGACAATCAGCTAGATATCATATCTGAAGTATTTCCTAAATCTGAAGTAAGTGTCGTTGGTGGATTTGATATTAATAGAATTATTAAAAAAATAAATAAAAGGGCAAGAGTGGTAGAAAATCAAATTTACCAAGATACAAATAGCGGAGAAAGTTTAAAACTCGCAGTAAATAATTCATTACTAGATAATATTTTATTTTTACATGGCGACCTAATCATATCTCCTGAAATATTTGATGGAGTAGATATGAGATCATCATTCTTGCTAACAGAAAATAAAAATAAGTTTGAAGATAAAGAAGTTGGAATAACGGTTGTAAATGGATACGCTAGCGTATTATCATATAATCTTCCAACAAAATGGTGTCAAATTGCATATCTAAGCGCCACTGAATTAGATATTTTTAAGAAATTATTAGCAAGGCAGGATTTTAATACAAAATATCTACTAACATTTGAAATCATAAATAAGATTATTGAAAATGGTGGCAAATTTAGATGTTTTGACATAGAAGATAGTTTTATAAAAGAAGTAGATAACTTAAAGGATATTAATAATGAAATTACTAGTAGATAAAACACTTATATCTTACGCAACGCCGGTTGTTTTTTCTGGTTATTCAGCGTCTCAGCATAACACTGATATTATGCCGACTTTTGATATATTTGATTCATATGAACCAGAAATATATTTAGCAGATGCTGATTTATTGAACAATACAGTCTATAAGGCAATAGAAGAAAGACCAGCTTTAAAAGTCTGTGTATTACAAAAAACATTGGGCGACCACCCAAAAAAGAAAGAGTTTGAAGACAGGTTTGGAAATTTATATAATTGGATATATGACGATGGGAATGCGGATTTATATTTATATAATAAACCACAATATATCAAAGAGTACAAGGCAGATCTAGTTTCTATTGAAGACTCAATAAAAGATATTCTTGATGGATTGCAAGTTCCAGATTCATTTATATTTAGAATATTTTCAAATACAATAGTTCACAGCAAAAGATATTGTGGGATTGTGCCAGATCAATTTAAAAAGAATATTTTTAAATCATCTAAATTCAGCATATCAGAAAATGCAAACTTTTTCAACTCTGCTATATGTGATTGTTTCCCTTTCAAATCAACAGAATTTACCATTGATGACTTATATACAGACAAGTCTAGGGAATTAAAAGAATTAAAAGAGAAAACCTTATCAAGTAAAACCACATTTCATTTTGTTTCGAAAATTCTTGAACAGAATGGATTTGAAAAAGAAGCTAAAACAATTTCTGATAAGATGAAGGAGCTTTTATGAATATAGGATTTGTAGTAAATCATTTGGGGAATAGTGAACAAACTTATGAAATTATTAATTTGATAAATAGAATTTCAGCAAGTAATAACAGGCTTACGCCATATATATTTTTTCAGAATATAATTAATCAATTTTTACAACCGCCGTGCTTGAGCATGAATATAACAGGTATATCAAATTTTAAAGGAAAAGCAGTAGCGTTTGGGCTTGACTCTGCACAAATTATAAAAAATAATAATTCAAGTACAAGCAATTGGCTTGTGTTATGGGATATACCTTGGCTGTATAATGTTATCAATTATCCTATGTCAATTGAGCTTATGAAAGATTTTAAAATAATTGTAAGGTCAGAGGATCATCGAGATATAGTAAAGAATTTTACAGGTAGAGATGATATTATTGTAGCAAAAAATGCAGATGAGTTATTAAAATGCTTGATGTAAAAAAGATATCCAGTTTATACGATGAAGGAAAAAGTATTAGAGACATTGCTATGGTCTTTAATACATATCCAAACAAAATAGCTAGAATATTAAAAAAGTCTGGTAAAGAACTAAGATCTAAAGAAGAGGCGGCAAAGCTAGCTGTTGAGTCCGGAAAGATAAAACCTCCTATGCTTGGGAAAACTAGAACACAAGCTGAGAAAGATAATATTAGCGCAAAGAGAGCTAAAAAATGGAAAGAGATGAGCGAAGAAGAATTAGAGTCTTTTAAAAAGTCCGCAAAAGATAGATGGGATCTTCAAAGCGAAGAAGAGAAGATTTACAAGCAGCAAAAAGCAGGAGAAGCTCTTCGTAGGGCAAGCATTGAAGGCTCAAAAGCAGAAAAATCTCTGTATAAAGAGTTGCTAAAATTGGGTTACGATGTTATAATACATAAGAAGGGATTGATTCCCGGAGAGAAGTACGAGGTAGATTTATTTCTTCCAAGTCTAATGGTAGCTATTGAAATAGACGGTCCTCAGCACTTCCTTCCTATATATGGCGAAGAACATCTAAACAGAACAATCAAATATGATAGTATTAAAAACGGTGCGCTCATAGGACGTGGAATATGTATTATAAGAGTTAAGTATTTGTCAAAACATAACTCATCAGCTATAAATAAAAGAATTGCAGATCTAGTCAGTAACCAACTAAAGAAAATTGAACAGAAGTTTCCAGATCAAGGAAATCGTCTAATAGAATTGGAGATCGAAAGTGTTTGAAGACCAAGAATTGAACGAAAGTGTTTTTGATGTTACTGTTCCAACAACAAATAAAATTGAAAGAGATAGCAATGAGCCAGATCAGCTATCGCCCGAATGGCATGACTATGTTATGTCACAATTTCAGGAATATGAGCTAGTAGAAATAAATGGAGAAAAGTATCCTAATTGCTATGGTCTTCGGCGTGTAGTTGAATCGTTAATTGGTACAATTGTAGAAAGCCGACCAACAAATCTAATTATCTCTCCAGATGCAACTGGCAACAATCCGGGTCGAGTAACGTGTACATATGAAGTAACAGTTAGAGACCATGATAGCGGACAACTCAAGAAATATGGAGATGTTGCCGAAGTATTCTCTCTTAATTGCGATGACCTTTTCCTTGCTTATCCAGCCGCGACCGCTGTAACACGCGCAGAGGGCCGCTGCTTGCGTAAATTGCTCAAGGTTCGCTGTGTGGCAGCAGAAGAGCTTACACGCAACAAGAACGTTGGAGAGGCTGTTAAAGCCGTTATTAAGTCAACGCCAACTGACGGGTCATATCAGGAACAAGATCCTATTAGTGGCGCACAAATCAAAGCTGTTGAAAGCCGATGCAACATCTTAGGAATCGATGTCATGAGCTTTATCAATAACTATGAAGATGGTAAAAAGTATAATAAGTTAGAAGATGTTCGTAAAAGAACAGCTATTACAATGATCGGCTTGCTTAATGAATATCAAAACAATAAGCAACCAATTCCTTCAAATATATTGAAAGGTACATAACGCATGAGTTTTACAATTACAAAAGGTCCAAACGGAGTTACTATTGGTGCAACTGGAGATACTCATAAAGAAGTATTTCAACAAATTGCTGATCTTGAAGAAGTCTTCGGAGTTCAAAAATGCGGCAAGTGCCAATGTCCTGATATTCGATTTGTAGTTCGAACAGTTGACGATAATGACTACTACGAATTCCACTGTAGAAATCTAAAATGTAAGGCAAGACTTGCATTTGGTCAGAATAAAAAAGGTGGTGGACTTTTTCCAAAGCGTAAAGATAAAGATGATCAGTGGCTACCAGATGGCGGCTGGTTGAAGTGGGATAAAGACAAGAATAAAGAAGTATAATCGGTATCTTAATAAAAGTAGGTTTGTTGTTTACCTATCTGAAAGATGCTGATGATCCAAAAGCAACAAAAAAGCCCCTTTACAGGGGCTTTTTTTATTCGCCATAGCTTGGCGCTGCTCATCTTCAGCTATGGTATCGGAAACACATGGGGGTCAGAAGCAGCAGAAACTACCCCCATTTCTTCCTCGAATTATAGATATTCAAGAGATACATATAATCCATAATTTGTTTTACTTCCAATACTTAAAGGAGAAGCAGAAAGAGCAACTCTCCAAGTATGGACTGTATCATATCCAGTACCACCATAAGTATAATCTATATTTGATCCAACACCAGTATTATATGGGCCAAAAGTAAGTGACGGAATATATGTTGTTTGTTGATCATTTTTAATATATTGTGCATACTTTGGATAAAGATTTGGATATACCCCAGTATTTAAGCCCTGTCCTCCACTTCCGGGGGAATCAAGCAATGGTACAATTAATCCGCTGCCTCCAACTGTATCGAATCCCGGAGAAACAAGAGATGCAACAGCAGAGTCTGGATTTCCTGAACCTCTTTCATAATGATAGTCTGTATAGTTATAGAACTTTACACCAACTGAATTTTGATAATATGGGCGAGTAGTTTTATCAGAACTGTAGATAGAGCCGCTCGGCCAAGGAGAACCCCACCAAAACGCATCGCCAAAACCATAATTTGGACTTGTAGTAGCAGAACCAAAGGCCGCAAGCCATGCAGAATATGTTTTATTATTAAAGTTTACAATTTCGGCTACTTTAGTAATAACTCCACTTGCTGGTGAATCGATGCTAACTCTATCAAAAATTCTCAATTGAGCATTTTGAACTTTAACCGCTGAAGTGTGAGAAAAATTAATTGTTAGAGTTGCTTCTGACATATTTGCGGTTGCAAGAGTTCCAGTAACTGCTGCAATACCAACCATACATCCGGTGGCATTAGGAGTGGCTACCGATCCTAAATATTTAACATTTCTTGCTTCGCCACCATTTGAAGTTCCGTCAGAATTTGTAATATATGTGCTACTTTGGTACTTCTGAGTTGAAACACTAGATCCCCATGTTGTTCCATAAAAACCAAGCCCAGAACCGTTCACACCAACAACGCCAGAACTAGCGTCTAAAACTGAAAATGTAATTGCTGCCATTAAAACCTCCTACGTAGGAAAAAGTGATATATCACTATACTATACACATTACCATTTACTTAAGGGGCATTTCTCAGAGTTCCAAGAGGCTTTAATTTTTAAAAAGCAACCACAATGTTTGCACCTCTCTTGCTGACTATCAAATTGATCGCAAGTTTTACATATATTAAATCTTTTTTCAAAATCTTCATCTGATACTTTTTTTAATCCATCTGAAATATGATTAATTACTGAATTTCCAAAATTTTTAGCAAGTGTAAAAACATCAGGATTACTCATAGTTCTAGTTCCTCAATTTCAGAATCGTCATTTGGCTTATAAAGCACTTTTAATGTAACTTCTGTATTATATCCCTTGTTAAAAAACTGCTTAAGTTTTGCTGTAGATTCGGGACCACAGTCAAGTCTCATGTTTACTGTGTGAGAAATGAAAGCGCCAATAGTCGGCTCGATAAGATTTTTTTCTGTACAAGGCGTGCATCCACCCGCATCATCTAACGCATCGACTATCCTAGATCCTGCTTCCTTTAAAAAGAAAAATTCTGGTACTGAATTATAAAACTGCTCATCCATTAATAATTTTTTTACTATTTCTTTATTCAAAACGATAATCATCCTAAATCTCCTTAATTTACATCATTACATGAATACAAGATTGAATCATCACAACCCTTCGATACTATTTTACCATCATCAGTCAAATCAAGCGCCTGTCCATCTGGATATTTAAAAGAAGGATGTGCCATTGAAGTGAAATATATAGTTGCGTCACCAGCAGTTATTTTGGCATTAAAAATACAAGCACATATATTTCCATTTGCACCAGTTGATGTAGTACATTTTTTATTACTTGCAAATACAGGCATGAGACTACCCGGCGCATATCCTTGATAAGCACATCTAATACAAGAAACTGCACCATTAACAGTTACTTTGCCTAATCTACCTCCATTGCATCCACAATTAGTATTACCGCCACCCTGATAAATATACGTAAGGCTACCATTCATTGGAGAAAAATCTATCCCAGTTTCACCTTCTTTAACTTCTTTACCACTTGCATCTCCTTTAAATGCTGGACAAAAGTTTAATATTGATACTGGCAAAGTATTGAGATCAACATAAAATCCAAACTGGCATTTACTTTTATCGCCAGTAGCATTACATTCTTCAACAAGAACATCTGCAAATGGATAACTTGAACAACACAGTCCTTTTCCATATGGACCAGTAAATCTTTTAGCTGGAGGATCAGAACCCAATATATCTTCTAAAATAAATCCACCTACTTGTTTACCGTCATTGTCGCCAAAACATTTACAAAAATCATCGCAACAAACAGATCTGCCACTACTCCAACCACCGCCACTAGCTCTTTTTTTTAGACAATCATAGTTATCTTCATGGGCATAACCTCTGGCTCTTGGGTGGGTTGACGCAGAAGATTGATAAGCAGGAAAATAAATAAAGTTAGGCTTTTGTTGTTTAGCTTTTTCATATAAGATTTCTTGAGAAGGAGGCCAAGGAGCATCACAAACTTCAGGAACTTCTATGATATTATTAGGTGATAAATTTATGACCGCAGAATTAGGGACAGGACTTGGTGGAACAGCCCCTAAAGAATATGCAGTGCCTGCATTTAATCCACAGCTAATTGAAAATGTTTGACCTTCTTGCGTTTGAGATCCTGATTCTTGAGTTGTAGAAGAAGACATATCGCTAGGAATATTTCCACCACCAATAAAATACAACCCTTCTTTGCTAGCTTGCTTTCTTCTGAAGTATGTAGTAGAATAATTGAATAGTACAAATTTTCTAGTTCCGACCTCAATTCCATCAAGTCTACCATAAGGAAATGTATTATCTGTAGACTCAAAATCAAATCCGTTTTTGCTTCTTAAACTATCCATTAGCAGGTCTTCTCGCAAGTAAAGTTATTGGGACAGTAATTAAATTGATTGTATGGTCGAATAGGATAATAATTATCATTTTGGCCTTTATGGGAACAGGTGCATCCTTTCTTTACAGAAGTGTCTGTAATTAAATCAGTGCCTTTTCCACCAGTCACATATTTTACGTTCATGCACTCTTCAAGTGTAAATCCGGGATAGTTCCAGCCACCATTAATGCTTTTATCATAATACTCTAAAATAGATTGCTTATGCGCTAAAACCCTAACAGTAACTTCTATTTCGGGAATTTCAAAAACTTCATCGAATACCTTATATCTTATTTCAGGGGTGTAAGCTCCTTCTTCTGCCACATCCCATCTATCATAATGCTTCTCAATTATATCAAAATATTTTAATTTTGTAGTTGAGTAATTATATGTACTTTCAAATCCAGCTCCAAGTCCAAGATAACAAGAGGGCGCTATTCTAATAACTGCCCTTTCACACCTATATTTAAAAGCAGGATAAGAATACGTGCCGGGGTATCCAGCGTTTGGATAAGACATTCCGGTATCATGCTGAAATACTTTTTCAAAATGATTGCAAGCTGGCAAACTAGTTAACTTAATAGCAACTCCGAAATTCAGCATAATTTGATTGAATGGAGAATCAACTTCTTGACCAGTAATATCATTAAGAAGAGAATCTTCCATGACTTTACATGGACCATTTCCTTTTAATCCATATCTAACAGCAAGTAAATGAGCTTCACAACTTCTGTATATATCAGTAGTTGTTTGTATTTGTTTACCGATCCCTTTTAATCTCGCATTGAATCTGCCCGGTCTCCTAGTGTTTCTTAAATCGCATTCTTCTACGTCTATATTTGGCTTATTACAATCTTCATCTGGTTCATATATAAAAAAAACACTTCCGGTAACATTATCTCTAATAAATGCACCCATATGCCAGTGTTTGCTTCCATTACAAACGCACAAATTATTATCTAAAGGTCTTCCCCATGAACGAAACATTGGGCTATATTCTGGAGCTTCTAGTATAAATGGACTAGACTGATCAACTCTAGGGCCAGAACTAACTGTTCCCGGCTCTGGATATTGTCTAAAATCCTCTATCCCCGGTGTATTGCAATGTCCCATAATACCATATGCAGCACTACTAGTTCCATTAGACTTTGCTCTAAAATATACCGCACCTCTACCAACTAAATGGTTATTTTGATTTACCTCTTCTATAACCTTACAACCAGAAGCTATACCATTAACTATCGCGCTTGGAGGAGGATTAAGAGATGGAGGGGCATTGGGATCAGTTCCTATCTGCATACTATTAGGGCCAAAATCAACTGTTATACCATTTGACGTTCCATGAGTTACCTGCATACCAACCATTTTCCATCTATGAAATAGTTTTCTATTTCCAAATTCAAAAGCCTGTGGTATATAGTCAATTGGCATTATTATATCTGTATAATCACAATTCATATTATATTGCCTCCAATATCGGTAGTTGAGATAGAATTCATTGTGCTATTTCCAATAACCCAAGATATTCCAGTTGGATCAACTGTACCGCTGGCATGTATTATCGGATAACCTACAATCATTACATTTCCACTAGCATTCACAGTTCCAGATGCTTCTAGTTTAACATCAAAACTCAAGTCGGCTGGCATATACGCATATGCACGAAGAACTGCTCGCCCATTAATTATATTGCTATCGCATCTTGTTACAGTATCATTGTTGCATGAACCAGCTCTAAGAAAATTATTTATATATCCATTATTGTGTTCTACATCAAGAGCGAAACAGCCATCATTTGCTTTGTATACGCCATTATTATCAACGCATATCTTACAGCAATTAGCTTGAAGATTTATAAATCCGCCAGCGTTCCCCAAGCTACTTATTTTATATTTTTCATATGTAGTAACAGGATCACTATCATTATATCTTATATGCTTTCCATTTGCTATATAATAATCATCACCAGTTGTAATATTATTAAGAGTTTCCTTTTCATCCGTTCCATCACCCTGTATGACGGAATACGCAAGATAATTTTGCGGACAATTGTAAACTTCATTATTTGAATACGTAGCAACTTGGGTAAGATCGCCATTTATAATTTTATATACATAAATGTCTGAACTATATTGACATGGGAACCTACCAACAACTGATAAATATCCCTTATAATCACTTGCAACTGTTATAGTTTGTGATGCACCATCTAAAGAAAGTGTAACTCCTTGCGGGTGTGTATATGGATCAAAAGAAACTTGATTCGCAGTTTTTAAATATGATATTATAGCTCCTTTTTTTTGATCGAATGTAATAGATAGTGGAGCTAAAGAATTGCTTGGATATTCAGTTTTATCTAAGTCTACCGGCAAAACTTCATTAAATCGACATGAATTAAATGGAGTTATAATTTTTTTATTTATTACACCGGGGCTTGGGTTTTTACAATCTTTTGTGCGATAGCATAAATATCCAGTTTTAACAATTAATTTACATTGAGCGTCATAAAGTAAAGGGAACATTTCAACGGCAAGCTCTACCTTTTCATCATTTGGATCACATCCGCATTGCTCAAGTTTTATCTCATCCATAGTATTCATATCTAAATCTAGCTTAGACAATAAATATCCATCAACAAAAGTACTATCACCATCTGGCATGATAATTGAGTATGCTTCCGTTGAAGTTGGATCACCATTTAATATAGGTAAATACTTTGTTTCGGATTGGCCATTTATAGCATAAAGAGAAACTTGAAGTTTAGGTATTTCATTATAAGATACAGAGGTTTTATTTCCCATGTAATCTTGTGAAAAATAACTTATAGTCCAATTTTGATTGTCGTCTTGTTTTTTTTCTACAGTCCATCTACGACATGACCAAGGCCAGCATTCTGGCAACCTTTTATAAAAACTAGAAGAACTTGTAAAAAGATACGTTGCAGGATTTACTTCTGAATATATCTTATATGTATTATCAGGATTCGACTGTCCTATAAATTCTCTAGGAGCAGAAAGTGAAACTGGTCCAATTAAATATGCTAAATGGGTCGATTTACATTCAACATTATTAATTGAATTTGTAATTTCATGTAACGGTATTTTATGAAGTTGAGTGCCGACTGGTCTAGCCTTTACGACTGGTGAAGGTGGAGTATCAATGATAACACCTTTGATATTTTGTGCATTTCCACTATCGACTAATATCGGTTTAAAATCATAACTAACTGGTATAGTTATTTGGTATGGAGTTAAATCTTTATCTAAACTTTCAAATTCACAAATTTTAAAAGTTTTTGAATATGTGGCTTCATAAAAAAATCCAAAATTTTCATTATATGTAGGATTAGTTATTGTTATAATTCCAGTTTGATCCACCATTGCTGGTATGCCACTTACAATTGGAAATGGATCTAATTTATTGAATTCTGTTTCGGATTTTATTGTGGCATTTGCGTCTTTAACGACACCAAATTTAATCTCTGGTATTCCAGAATAATCTATAGGTTTATATGATGGACCGCCATTTTCATCATTGATACCAATTTGAATTTCTTTAAAAGGAACATAATCATATCTTTCATCTTTATATGTAATAAATTGTTGATAAAATGTATACGGAGTATCATCTAGATATAATTTTACCTGTATAATTCCAGTAACATTTTCTTGTGGATATTGACCTGTTCTTATTTTCAAGTAAGATACAGGCCCAGTATCAAATCTATAAAAATAATCATATTTGGTAGTCATATCTGGATTATGTTCACCAAATGAATATCTAGGATTGTCGTTAGTTGGCAAACTAGACATTAAGTGGTAGTCATATCCAATCCAGTTGGGAGGAGGCGGCGCGTCTTTATTGATTCGACGTATATATACCAACACCTCATTTCCCTGTAAATTATGCGGTCCTAAATCTGCCATTTTTTATTCCCTGCTTAGTCCAGTTCCTGCGTTTGCGCAATCATCAACTTCTGTGATTACATATGAAGACTTACTTTCATTATTACATACAATGCTTAAACTAGATTGACATGCAATTACCCTAACATCATGTTTAATATATTTAAATGGATGTGTGGCATAAAATTCTGCACCAGTCGCATCATCTGTGACTATCCCAAAATTGTCATTGCTATTTGGGCAATCAAATAACCTGTCTAACGTTTTGGTATTTACTAAAGTATATGGTGCAACGCCATTAACATATTGGTCTGGCCCCGGAAAAGAATAGGTATAAACATTGCTACTTTTTTCACAATTATTAAAAGCTACAACTGAAAAATATCCACTATAAGGTATTCGTATATTATTTTGTGTTAGAGTAATATCTACTATCCCATTTGAGCTTGCAACCTTTCCACCTGCGGAATCAGATGGAATAAGATCCTTTAAAAGAGTTTTATCGGTTTGAAAATAATAAACTTTCCTAGTACCAATATCTGTAAATACCATCTCATACGTTGTTCCGTATTGACTATCCTGTCTTTTCCTAATTGTAAATGGAGGCACTGAAGTTTTTTGAACGTTTGGGCTTGAGCAATTTAATTTTTTAAATTTACCAACTATGCATCCACCACCACCACCAGCGCCAAGAATTCTCCACTCATAGTTTATTTTTACAGCAGAAAAATAATCTCCAGCAGACAATGAAACCTTGCTATTTCTATTTACAATTTGAACAATTTCTTTAACTCCATTTTTTGTTGGGCCATCAGGAACCATTTCTCCATATGGATTTGGTTTAATTATGCCTTCGGCATTAGCAACAAGAGTAAAGGTTGAATGCTGTAGATTTTTACCTCTATATATGATTCCAGATCCTATAGATGGAACTTCGAAATTTCCGGGTGTTAAAGCAGTTAGCATCTTACCTTCGATAACTTCTGGGCCACCTGTCCAGACTTTTCTATCGTCGTCCCACCTTAAATCTACCGGGCCAGCTTTCCATTTTGAACGGTCTAAAGGCGTTGACGGGTCAAATATTCTACCGTCTCCACTAGAAGGAACTGGGAGGCCACAAATATCGTATCCCCAACCAGAAAGATAAAATGGACCTTTCCATACCATTGGCTGAACACTATGACTACCACTTGAAACTGGACATTTACTGTGATTTAAGTCGGTTGTTTTTCCAGCTCTAGCTGTTATAGCGTAATCATTTTCTTGAAAGAAAAAATATGGGTCTAAATCAAATGATGTAGGAGAAACATTAAATTTAAAAAATACACCAGAGCATAAACCGGCCTTGTCGTTTGGCCCCCGTGTTGATGAATACATAATTGTAGGATCAAGCGATACGTTTTGAGGTACACTAGTGATCTGTTTAGATTTCCATAATGTCTCTCTATATCCTGATTGAAAATTAACCATTAAACTGTCCCCTTTCGTCCTTTGCGCTATCTTTTCCTCTTACTTCAAATAGTCCTTGATTAAAAAGAATCTTATGCTCTATCGGATATCTCTGATTCCATACATATGCAGGAGTATAGATTTGTTCATATGACGATCCAAAACTTTCCTCTGGGCTAAATCCTATTGACTTCATTGCCGCTTGTGTTGGAGAAGAGTGTGCATTTATCGATCCATAAATTGCTTTACCAGAAGCCGGAGCTTCACCAGAAACAGTTGCAACTGGCTGTTGTGGAGATACTTGGTTTATCGCCCTCCAAAGAGCCTTATTCCAGCTTGCAAATACTCCGTTTGCAGAACTTTTATTAATTGTGTTAATTGCTTGTTTTTGAAATGATTTCAGTAATGCCTTATTAACGGGAGGTAATGCCGTTTTTCTAATCATATTTCTTAATTCTTGAGCAAATCTGAATTTTTCTTTTTGTCCAGCTATTAGTCTTCTATAATTGTACATAGCGAGTTCGCCACGTTTTTTAGTCCAAGTAGTAAAATTATAAGTTGTCTTGATTTCTTCAGAAGATATATTTATAGCAATAGTTGTAATATATGGTCCTACTCCGAAGATTTTATCTGCAATGTTCCACTTAGGTGATTCAGATAGCTCAACATATCCAGTTTCTGATGCATGTATAACGCTAAGCTCGGCCTGAGATATTTGAGCTGCTATAATATTCATATCTTTTATAGAACCGAAAGTCTCTGGTTTTAAATCTGTATTGACATCAATAGATATTTTACCTTTTCGACCTTGATCGGCATTAAGTGTTTTTAAGCTATCCCAGCCACTAAATGCCCACCACGGACCCCAGACATATCGTGTACTTTGTTGAGGAACCGAAACAAGTGCAGGTGGTAACATTGCAGGAGCAATTCCAAAATCGGCTATATTTTCAGAACCAAACATATTCTGATAACCAATTTTAGTTGATTTTCCAATCAGAGTATCATCTTTAAATATTAATTTAGCTAACACGCCAAATGCATTGACTTCAGTAGTATACTGATCATAAACTTCAACCGCAGGAACTGTAACCTTAGCAAAGCCGTAAACAGTATTTAGAACATCATTTCCTGCACTATCTACCATTAATTCGCCCTTTGGATATTTAACGGGAGCAATAGTGCCATCAGGCGTTTGATAATACATCGTTGTAACATCAATATATCTTGTTCCCCATGATGTATCTATATTGGCATTTCCTAATACTGCCTGTTTAACTTGCATATTTTGATCTAGATAATCGATGATAGTATAGTCATGACCAAGATTGCTATAATCTGCTACGACACCACCCCAAATTGGATCATATTCATATACAGGATAGCAAACAGTAGCTTTTAATCTTCCCGGACCATCTTCATAGAATGATGGATCGTTAATATATTGTGTAATATTATCACCAGCCCATGCAGAACTGCTCAACTCCCATGCATATTCCGGTTTTTGATCAAATTTTACCCATCTAAAGTTATTATCTGGCCCACCCGGCTCAGATGGTATAGCTATTAAATATTCTTTGCCATAAAAATTATCAGCAACAGATTTAATGCCATTAAATCTTGTATTGAGTGTTCTCTGAAGAATATCTTTTTGAGCATCTTTACTACCAAACATATAAGATGCGTATATCTCAGCGCTATCAAGACTGGTATCCATTAAATCATGTGTTGTCTTATCACCCTTAAACACATCTCTAACATCTTTTAAAGACATATTAGAAAATCCGGACAATGTTTTTAGTGGAGTCCAATAATTTAATTTTTGCTGCAATTCTGCTGGTGCAGCCATCATCATTTTGTGATATATATCCCACGTTGGACGACCTGACATCGCACATCTTATTTCGAGTAGATTAGTATCAAACCATAAGAAATCACCTTCTCTAACAAAAGAATTTCTTGAACCTTGTCCTGTCATATCCAACGCATCTACAACTACTCTAACTGGAGTGAAGAAATCACTATACTGTTCCATGCTAGTACCATAATAATATACTGCATTTTGACCAGTTCCTTTTTTGCCCCAAATAGGAAGCATATGTGCTTGATTTGCAAACCAGTGGCGAGATGCTTTATCACCAATTAAAACTTTTTGAGTTACTAAATCTGAACTTAACTCTTTTCCAATTCTAAACGATTTAACATTTTTAAATCTATCATCTACATTAGTAAAACCAGTAATAATCTTTTTGATTTGATCGGGATCTGCTGGGGCTTTTCTTGAAAGCATTTTTATTCTTAAAACTGCATTTTTCATAACACCAAGAGAATCTGCTACGTACCCCTTGTCCACATCCTCATCAATGTATAAATAATAATCATACATAGAAACTTCTGATATATTTTTTAAGAAACTATTTAAATCTAGAAAATCACTCTTGATCCTATAATCTTTTAATTCTATTAAAGCGGTCCCAAGATCAGTAATATCAAAATCATATTGAGTTCCAGCAAAAATCAAAGGCCCACCAAATATTTCTTTACCACCAAATTTCTTACGTTTGCAACATTCCATAAAATCTTTTACAAAAGTTCCGACAGGATATCCTAATGAGTTTAAGTCGGCTCCACCAAATTTACCACCCGCACCTATATTTTCCTTATAACCATAAAGATTAATTATATTCGAGGGAGTGTACCAGTTTTTATTTTCAAATTTACCTTTAGCAGTATTGTAAAGGTTATAATTTACAGTACTATTATATTTGAGAGTAGGCTTAGCGCTTGGCTGTAGAACGTTTGTATCATCAACATACATAGTCCCAATAAATGAACCAAGAACAAGATGGACACCATCTAAAAATGATGCTGGTGAATTAAGTTCGACTTCCCATTTTCTTCCACTAGATACATCTTCCACATAAGTATATCTCTGAAGAACTCCTGCAAATTTAAATTCATACCCCGTATCGTCATCTTTAATTTTGACCATACAACAAGTGCCAATCTCAGGAGGTTGAAATTGGACATCATCAATCTTTTTTCCGGGACGCTTAGGGTCGTCATTTTCTTCTACAAGAGTAAGATTACAAGACGTATTATCCCCATTCCATCCCGCATTTAGCGATATGTCTAAAACATACGCACCTAAAAATTTTATTGGTTTTTTAATCATGGCTTAGTAAATATCCACCCTGCTGTAATTGAAAGTTTTCCTGCTGTCCAGTCCCAAGTATAATTTAAATCCGTAAGATACGAATTTACATAAATACCTTGATTATAAACGCCCGTTGGTATAAAATTCATTGCCGCTGATAGACCGCTTGCAACAATAGGAGCTTTTGGATGTCTATGTTCTGCGGCATAAATAGCTTCAATTTGAATTGTTCTTTTTGATTCTTTTGTTGTACTCATATCCTGAATAATAGGTCCACGTTCTCTACCAAGCACCATAACCGGCACAACGTGCTGAGTTCTTACAGGCTTAACATCAGATGGGTTTGTATAATCAGCAATCCAATTTTCTTGCTGTTCTTGTATGGTTACACTTAATGCGCCAAAAGAAGACCTTAGACTTCTTACAGTTTCTGGTATTCCTTTATAAGTTGCACTAAATTGAATTGAACCAGCTATTTTATTTTCTGTAACAGACGTGGACATTGGCTTCCAGTCAAGAACATTATCAACCTGATAGTAGCTTGCATATTGATTATTTCTAAAAATATCATCGGCAAAAGCGTATACCATTGTTCCATAAGCCCAAGGTTTGATAATAGTATTAGTCAAATAAGATGGCTTATCTGATTCTACGCTTTGATCTTTCATTACACCAGTAAATGGTGGATTTATAATTACATTACCACTACCAGCCGCATAAATTGAGCTAGGATAAACTGGTTTTATTTGAGTATAATTTTCAGGATAATTAATTTTATCAGTTGTTCCTGACTGAATTGTTGGACTATTTGTTGATGGGTGTATGACACCGCTTGATATTAATTTCCTAAATAATATTTGAGCGTTCTTAAATTTATTTTGAGTATCAGAATTAACCCCTAAAGAATCCAACCCTTGAATAGTTCCTTCTACTCTTACAGTATCATCTCCATCTTCGCCCTTTTCAAAAACTCCATTAATCTCAATATTTGCTGGATTTCTAGAGTAGAAATAATTAGTAGTAATAGAATAAGATCCGCCAATAATATCAATATTAGAAGATCTAATAACGTTATACTCGCCATATTTTCCTGAATTAGATGCCCCGGCAGCATGTTGTTGACCACTAACTGCACTCCATAGCAAATTGGAAATCATTCCACCTGAAGTAACTACCTCGCTAAAAGAATTAGTTCCCGATGCAACTCCAGATACTCCAAAAGCGGGTGAGCCTGCTCCACTGCCAACATTTGTTACATTCCATCCAACTGGATAAAAGGTATTTTGCCCTACCAATGGGCGACCAAATACATCTGTACTGACAATTGAATTTATAAGACTATCGCGCTTTTTATCATTAACATATTTATATGCTTCATAAAACGCTTCATATTTTTGATTATTTGAAAAATTTGAAGGACTTGCGGCAGGAGAAGCTGTTGTTACTTTAACTGAATTAGAATAATCTTTGTTATCGATTGCATTATAGAACATCGGCTGACCTTGAGCCGACAAGGTATGCGTTATGGTATATGAATAATATGGATCATCAGCAAGCTGTCTAATGATTCCCATAGAATCCGTATTCATAACGAAGAAAGACATTTTATCTTCTTCTTTTTTAATTTCAAATTGTTCGCTAGCACTTTTTAAACGGTATTTACTAGCAATATTATCTGTTGGCGGAGTTAAAGATTCAAATGTAAATGTTACTTCTTGATAATGTATTCCAGCCGTATCTTCAGGCGGCTCAGAAACAGAGACATTCATTAACTGAGCAAAGTTATATTTAATTAATGGTTGGCCGGTAGTTTGAAATGTATCGCCTACAAGAGTCATCTTATATATTTCAAGTGGTCCAGCCTGTAAGCTAACCATTCTATCAACAAGTTGCGATCCTTTAAAATCCGCATATTCTACAGATTTTTGAATTAGATTTTCATATCTGCTTTCAGGGGTATTCCCATCGGCTGTGAATGCGCCTCTAATAGTAATAGAGTGTTTTTCACTAGTAATAGTGCCATCATCTAGTCTACTAAATTCTTTTTGAATAGCAGAAGCGAATCCGTACTCTAATACGAGTTCCTGTCCAGCAAATAAAACACTAACTTTTTCACTGCTTGTCATAATACGGTTCCACGAACATATAATGTTTGATTATTATTAATTTCCGTTGGATACACATCTCCAGATGTATATAGATTTATCCCACTTGTGTTCAAGTATGCTCCTCTAATAAATGTATCCAATCCTCCTGAACTATAAGTATTATACACAGTTAATGGCATAGTGGTATCTATAATTCTATGAATAAATAAATTTAATGCTCCAGTAACTTCAGTACCAGAATATACGTCTGGACCATAGACAAAAAGAGGCATTTGAGTGAAAGATGATCCGCTAGGATTATTAATCATTAAATCTAAATTGCCGCTATGTTCTGGGAATGGATAATTAATTGTTAGATTAACTGCTTGTCCATAGTCATCATATGGGCGAGTTTTTAGATACAAATTAAAATCGCCAGACGAGTTAGGAACTCCTGTGTAATGATTGTCAATATATAATCCTAAACTTTCAAAATTATCTTGGGTTGTTATTATAGTTGGTTGATCATTTGTTTCAACTATATCTCCATTTTCATCCATTTTAACATTTGAATAAGTCTTAATGCTCAACGGGAAGAAGTTATTAAATCTAGGATTTATGATAAGGGTCATAGTTTCATCAACTTTTTGATTTCTTATCATTAAGTTGATTGAATTATCATTTATATCATATTCTTTTAAGAATAGATTCATTCCAGAATTATATACATCAGGCTGTTTAGCCATCAAGTTTAGTCCAGTATTAACTGGCATTGGGCCTTGAGTGTAAAGATTTATACCGCTAGGACCGGGATCAAATGTTACAGCCCCTCTTATTCTAAAATATAAACCTGAATTTTGCGCAATACCATCTATTGTTTTTATAGTTATAGGCAAGAAATTTAATTTCTCGTATTGCGTACTTAAAATTCTAGAGTATAATGAATACTCTGACCCCTCTAGTACATTCAGAGATTGTCTAAATTGTCCATGTGAATCCGGATTAACAGTTGAAGAATTACCCGGAGCTATTTTAACAATAGCAAAAGAGGTAAGAAGATTATTGTCTGCTATTTGTGAGTGTGTTCGAGGCTTAAACGCTTTCAAGTCTCCATCAAAAACAAAATAAGCATATTCATTATAATCTCTGATCAGTAATGAATTTTCATATATGTCATATTTTCCATATAAGTCAACTTTAAGTGTGGCGCTGCTATCTGATGTATTGTCATATGAATTGTTGGATGTTAAAGTGTAATACGAGGGGTCTAGTCCGGCGTATTCAGAATTTGACAAATCAACCGTTGGTGATATTCTTTGTATGTAATTATAGTTACCTGTGCGATAATCGTACTTAAATATATTTAAATATGACAGTGAATCAGTAACATTTCCACTATCATCAACTTTTGATTTAGCATTCGTTATAAGAAAATCGTTATTAACTACAAAATAATTTCCAAATTCATTATTCCCAGCACTAGACAATATCTGTTTAGGTGTGTAAGATACACCCGATCTATTATATAGATAGATATATTCTTCTCCACGGGATGCTGCGGGCCACCCAATTATAAGTGTGCCGTTGTTAATACAGACATTATTACCATATTGAGATAGCTCATCTATTTGAGCTTGTTCTAATCCATTAATATATGGAGTTTGGCTCACTATTCCGGTAAAATTAGAGCAAATATTTCCCGTTATATTATATATGAATGCATTAGAAACAGAATCTAGATTTTTTAATCTGCTAGCCGTAGTAAAACCAGCACTTTTTACAGATGTAGTCCCGGCACAATACCCGCTCGAACCAACGATCTCCATGTCCACGCTCTTACCAAAAGAATCAACGAATCCATATTCATTTGGATAAGACGTTTGATCTGGTAAATTAACACCATATGTTGGATCATAAATATATTGTTTATTCCAAGAATAATATCTTGCACCTAACCAATAATTATTACTTGTGCTATTATATATATTTTTTACTGTAGGTAAATCAATTGCATAATTTGTTATAGGATTACCAGCTCGTCTGTATTGTATATTAGCAGACTCATATGATGTCCAAGGATTATTTGGCACAGAAGTAGATGTCAAATATTCTATACTATATGGTTGTTTGGTAATTTTATAAAAGTGAACTCTGCCATATGGTAAATAAGTTGGTATAACATATTTATTAATTGGCGTTGGTAAATTTAGCTGTGGATTTTTATTTAATTGCTGTTGTATGATATAATCATCAAATATCTTAAATGATGTTTCTGCCCCCGGCTCGCCTACAATTAGCAAGTATTGATTATCAGAGAGCTTCTTTATTCTACAATCTGATCCAAACTTATTTCCATTTACAACAGCCTCCGAAACCGATTGGTCGGTTCCAATTCTATTGAATGGATAAAAATTATTCCAAGAAACTTTTCCATCTAAATAAAACTGAGGTTTTGTTATACCACTTTCTTGCGAGCTAGTTTCTATAGCTCTTGTAAACATATTTTTACCATTAACTCCGGTTTCAGAAACCGTTCTTAGGCTAGGATAATAACCATATCCATTTTTGCCAATTGGTGAATATACAGTATGCTTATAGCTCCAATTTGTTGGAGATGTAGCAACCCAACTAACACCCGATACAGTTTTTAGTCCCGATGTGCTTACTGGAGTTGCAAGACTTGAGTCAAAATAGATATTAAATCTATCAGAATCAACCCCGCTAACATATCTAATTCCGTTTATATTTGTAATTCCACTTGAGCTTCCTAGACCACAGGTAATCTTAATTTGATCGCCAACTGATAACCCATGTCCTGAAGAAGTAATAGTACTATTATTTACTGCTGTTATAGACCCCGTTCTTTTAGTGTAGATGTCCACTTTACCGCAGTTTGGATAGTTTATATATTTTACTTTTCTAGTAGAAAGTATTCCATTGCTTATGCCATCTCCATTGGTTGAAGCGAAAGCTGAATCATATGGAATAATAGCTACTGGTCGCGTATCATATTTATTTCTACCATAGATTAAAGTGCTTCCTATATTAGAAAATTCAACCGTATCACTTAATCCTGTTGGAATTATATAACTACTTAAATATAGATCATAATTATAAAATTCTGCAATCTGAGGAGAATATGGTTGAGTAGGCTTTCCATTCCATACAGAATCATACGCCTTTTTCCTTACAAAGAAATATGTGTATCCCGAATCATCATATAATTTATTTTTATTTTGATCTGGTATTTTTGAGTATTCAAGCAAAAAGTTTTTGGCAAAGTCGGTATCTTCATAGAAACCACCAAATTTGTATGTTATAGAGTGTTGACCTGATGGTAATCCTGCATATTGTACATTAGAAATAACTCCAGTTGTATCTGGCGTGTAGTTAACTTCTAAGAATATATCCGAAAAATCTAGAAGCTCTTCAACTATAGGAATGTAATTATATTCATAGCTAACTTGTAAAAATCTAAATGGCTTAGATGACAAATCAATATCTGGACTGCTAATGCATATAGGAGATATGTACCTAACACTGCCAGTATCTGCGCAGGCTCCAAAATAATATTTACTAATATCATATCCAACATATTTTCCATCAATATACTTAGACGTTGCAATACTTGGTATATTATCAAAAGTGCCTATGTCGGCTTTATTACTTTGTGCGCAAGTAGAGCATCCGCCCGCTGTGCCAGATACATTTTCTCCTACCGGCTCATTTGTAAAATTTATATATTCTGCAAAATATGGGGCGTGAGCGCTTAAATAACAACCCAGTGAAATTGTAACTGGACCACCATTTGTTATGGGATATGTTATAGATGTATATGTTACTCCATTCCATACCATTATCCTTACACTTCCAGATCCTATTGCAGATGTAGCATTGCAAGTAAAAACATAAAATTTTAAAGTTTTATCGATAAGATTTGGGGTAAAATTAAAATTACCCATATAAAAAGTTTTTGGAAGTGTGTATGAATCATACAACGTTTCAGGTTGAGTAAACTTTTCGGTGCTAGTCCATTCTCTCGTTCCAACAATTGCAATATCATCTAAGCTATCAACCATATCTACATACCAAGAGCTATCAAGATTATATGACATGTAGTTCTGTCCTCTATTAAGAGAATAGAAATAATCATAATAATTAGATGAGTAATCTCTTAGATTAATAGATACATTATTTGATTGAGTAGAGTCAATTAATATAGTATCTGAAATTGTGCTATTCCAATTAGTTTCATGTGGTAAATAAGTAGCATTGTCAGCTTGAACTCTTAAGGGAACTATTCCAAACTGACCACTACCAGTACTACCAAAGATGCTTAGATTTAGTCCTGTTGTCTTATTTATCATCTCTTTTCCTGTCTGTTATTAGCACCTAGTTTCATCTCTACTTCATTTTGAATTTGCTTTTTAATAGCGTCAGATAATTGAGTAGCAATTGCATTTCCATCAACGCCAGTAATTGCAAGACTTCCATCTACTGTCAGTGTATGCTGAACAGTTATTCCTGCGAACTGATTAGCAAGATTAGAAAGGGTTTCTGTGAATGAAGAGAATGTAGAAGCGATAGAATTAAGAGATTCAACGCTTTGTGCGAACCCTCCCATATCTGGCGCTCCAGCGGCCCCTCCAACGCCCGGTGCAGCAGCGGCCATTGCTGGGCCAGCCGCAGCGGCTTGATTCGCAGGAGTAGTGGCTATAGCGCCGCCTCCACGGCCCATTGCCTGTTGTCTCATCATAGTTAAGTTCATTGGCTGAGAACGCATTTGATTAGCAGAAATAATATTCTGTCTCATATTTTGATTGAACATAGCTGCACGCATTGTCATCGGCCCCGGACCTCTTTGTGCGCGATTTTGCATAGTTCTAGTTATCGGACCTTCGCCCTCAAGCGCCCTTAGCTCTTCTGTTCTCTTATCCTTGCTTCTCTTTACATCTCCTAGCATTTTATAATATGGATCATTAGGATCAACTTGTCCGCCAGCGGCGTAATGACCAGCATTGATTTGATTTAATGCTCCAACTCCAATCTTATCAACTGCACTCTTCTTAACTACAAATTCACCCGGAGTTAACATAGCTGGAACTGTGTCTGTACCTTTAGGAGCAAATCCACCACCAGCACGATAAATCAATCCACCCATAGCCTTGCCTTGAGCGCCACCACCGCCAGCAGCAACTGCGCCAGTACCAGCAGCAGCTTCAGTAGCAGATTTAACTTGTTTTGTAATCCATGCATTAACATCAATTCCAGTTAAAGCCTCAAATCCATCAACAAGAATACCAACTAGTGGATTAAATGCTTTAAAGGCGCTCACAACCAACCATACAGATGTGGCAGTAGCATCCATTTGATTTTTCTGAGCTTCAGCAACCTCATTTATTAATTTCATATGATCAGTAAATTTCTTAGCAAGCATTTGGACTTCAGCTTCACCATCTTTAACTTGCTTAGTCAGATCCTCAACTTTCTTTTTACCTTCTTCGATTTGCTTGTCAACCGCCGCCATATCCTGTGGTTTAGGCGCACCCTGTCCAGCTTGCTCTCTTTGAGCTTGGAATTTTTCTCTCAACGCTTTTATTTCTGCTGTTAAATCAGCAGTTGCTTGTCTAGATTCAGAAAGTTTAGCATTTAATTCTGACTGCATAGCCTTTTCTTCTTGCATCATACCTTCTCTGGCAGCGCCTTCTGAGGCAGATATAGAATAAAGTTCATTTATTAACTTTTCTTCTGGAGATGATGTATCCTGAAGAACCATTTGCGCACCTTCAAAATTACCCATTTGAGCCATCTTGTTAGCCATGAGTTGATTTTGAACTTGTTTACCAGTCATTCCATTAAATGCTGGAATATCTTTAAATTGATCTAAAAGGCTACTCACTCCACTCTTAAGTTCATCTGGAATGGAATCAATATCACCTGTCATCATTGCAGTTTGTGTAGCCTGTAATGTTTCGTCAGTTTTTTGTCTTTCTTCTTGTGTTCCAAATAAATAACTCTTAGTAAAATCTCTAGCGGTTTCTCTCTGCGCTCTGAGCTTTTCAAGTTCAGTCATAACATCAGCAGTGCGATGAGATTGATCTGACAAATCTTTTAATGCCGATTGTAGATTTTTTGCCTTATTGGCTAATTCAGCAGTTTGATCATCAGCTTTACCACCCTTTTTCATTTCGTCTCTAACTTTTGCTAATTCTGCTGAAATTCCTTTAGCATTACCAGCTAAATTTCCAACCATAGCAAATTGTTTTTTATATCTAAATGCATTTTTTTGTTCAAGAGTTAAGGTTTTACCACGGGCTTTTGCAACATTTTCTGCAAGACTTTGTTGGCTATCAATATCCTTCATAACAATTTCAAGTTGTCTTTGTCTTGAATCGTTTATTTTTTGAAGTATGCCAGCTTGTTGAGCTTCGGCTTTTGCAAGATTTTCAAGAATACCACTGCCTTCTTTTTGAAGATGTTCTGAAAATTCTTTAAATTGCTTTAGAACATTTTCTTGGGCTTCCTTTGAAACCAAAGAAGTTTTTTGTGCGCCTGTAGCATTTTCGCCTTCTTTAGGCTTCATTGTATCTTCAAGCATTTTTGTAAGCTGTTTGCCAACTTCGCCAGATGAGCTTATGCCTACATTTTTCTCAACAAAATCTTTCACTGAAAAATTCTTGCCGCTTTGGCTAAGTGCGGCTGGAGCATCCTTTAGCGCTATCTCTAAATTTTGAGTAGCTTTCTTTACATCCATAAAATTATTAGCAATTTCTTGGCCTTCTGGACCAATGCTAGCAATTTTATCAAGAGCAGCTTGTAAATCTTTTGTATCTGGAGCTAAAGCACTTAGTACTTTAGGATCAGGGATAGATGACTTTAGACCAGTCATAGTTCCAGAAAAAGTAGCTTCTAAAGCATCGACCGCACTATCAATTTTAGTTAGTTTAGCGCCAAAATTTTCTAGTCCAGCCATGATAGCCATTTGTTTTTGCATTGAACCAATAACAGCTTCGCGAGCTTGTTTTTCTATCATCATAGACTTAACTTGCTCTTGCATTTGAAGATTAGCTTTCTCAATAGATAAAGCATATTCAGCATTAGCTTGTTTTGCTTCTGCCTGAACTTTTCTATCTAAATCCATTTGAGCATATTTTTTATTTGGATTGTTTCCTAATGCAGCAACATTTGCATAATTTTGTTCATTTTTAGCTTTTATAACTTCTGTTTCTCTTGCTGCATTTTCTTTCACCGCTTTATCAATCAACGCTCTGTTTTCTGCCGGTTTTCCTTCCGAGATATTTTTTTGTAAATCTTTTATAACTCTTTGAGCTAGAATACCACTAGTTTGTCTAAATTGTCTTTCAAGTTCATCAGTTTGATTTGCAAGATCTTCAAATCCTTTTTTAACATGCTCTGGTGCATTTTCAAAACCACCATAAGCCTTAGCAATTCTATCTTTTTCCTGTTGAAAAGTTTTTGTAGCATCAACAAACGAAGCCGCCATAGCGTTAGCTTGTCCACTAACTTCTTCATTTTTAAACAAATCTGGATTTTCTAAGAATTTTTGACCCTTTTTTAAAGCTCCTACATTTTCAAATGCTTGAGTTCCAAGATTAGCGCCAGCAGTTCTTGCGGCTTTTTCTTGATCAATAGCTTCTCTTCTTTGTTTAGCAGCAGCAGATAGTATTCCTCCATTAACACTTCCTTTAGAAACTGTTTCTTGTCCAATATTTTTTAAAGTTTTTAAACTAAAAATTTCACTAAAAGATTTAGATATAGCAGAGCTAGAAAATGCTTCACTTAAATTTTTGGACAAGTCTTGAGAACTAACCGTTGATGCTGCTCCATGTTTTGTTAATTCATCTATAGATTTAGCAAATTTTTCGGCAGACAATTCGGCATGTGCAGCAAAATATGCGGCAGCAGCTTGGGCAGCAGCCATTGCAAGAGAAAATGCTTCTATTGCAATATCTAATGCCATTAAAGCTCCACCGCCTTTGCCACCGCCTTTGCCACCTTTACCGCCCATTCCTCCAAGTAAATTTCCTACGCCACCCTTGCCGCTTTTAGTATCTCTATCTACCGCAGCGCTATGCTGCTTTGTTTCTACTGTATCTTTTGATATGGCGGCGGTATGCAATGCTTCAATTTGTTTTGCTATTTGAGACTGCTTTGATTGGGCGTACATTTTTACGCCAAATTCTTTAAGATTTTGTCCAACTCCTTTAACAACAGTATATGTTCCACTAAATGCACTAATTGCATCTGCAATAGGCTTAGGTAGTCCAGACATCTGTGAAACTATAGATGTAATAGCTGCACCAAACAAAATTAAATTATTATTGCCATTTTCTGCACTTTTTGCAAAGTCATCATATTGTTTTCCTAAATCATTTAATTTAGAAATTTGCTGTTCAAGTGAATTTGGGCCAGCGGCCTGATTAAGTCCTGCGGCTGTGTTTTTCCCAAATTTAATTGATCCGCCTGCTTTATTTATTCTATTTGTTAAATAATCAAGAGCTTTATCAAGATCTCTGCCATCTTTTACAATTTCATCAATCATTTTAACAAAATTAGCTAGACCTTTATTACTAAAGGCATTTTGATTTTGTTGAAGAAATGCACTTATTTTTTTATATTTTTCAATATCATCGGCACTTCCGCCACCAGCAAAATGCTGAATTCCACCAACAGATCCACCTTTAGCAAACTTGCCAACTTTATTCATTCTATTTAAAGCTGAGCTGCCTATTTTTTGGGCAGATTTTTTATTAATTACAAATTCGCCCGGTGTAAGCATAGCAGGAACAGTATCTGTTTCGCCACCCTTAGACATCCAAGGAATTTCTGTTAAACCTGCAATAGATCCACCTGTTGCTTTTCTTAATCCAAGATTTCTGATAGCCTCTGCGACACCTGCACCTTTACCCTTTGATAATAATCTACCGGCTACTGTTGAATTTATCTTATTTTCAGCAACACCTTTATTAACAGCGGCGACTCTATCCTGTGGCGACATTGTTGACCAAGATAGTTTTGATTCTTCTACTTTACTTTTTCCAATTTTAATTTCATCTCTAATAAAGTTTTTAGCTTTCTTTATAAAAGATTGTAAATTTTTTGTAGTATAAGTAGATTTTGCATCAGTAGGTATTCTTGCAAGTGCATCATCGCCGAATAGAGAAGCGCGATTTCCAAGACCATTTCTAAAGTCAAATGTTGCTGAAGAGCTTGCCCCAGCATCAAATGGCGCTCCAGCATTTGCTAACATAGCTTCAAATATATTGCCAACTATACTATCAATATTAGATTTTTTAATAATTGCTCCAAGATCAGCGTTGCTCGCAGTTTGTTGGTCTATTAATCCTAATAATTGAGTAGATTTATCAATTGCACCAATAACATAAGCCTTGATATGCTTATCTATTTTTTTTCCTATTGCTGGAGATAGGGATCTTGCTTCTAAAGCAAAATTTAATTTTCCAGAATTAGCATCTTTAACTCTTGGTGTTTTTTCTTCAATTGCTTGTCTTGTTCTTTCATCTAGCATATCGAAGTCGCCAGATACTGGAACGTTTCCATACAACTTTTGGTTTATTTGTGTTGAAATTTTTCCTTTAGTAGAGGGTCTTAGAAAAGCACCACCGAATAAAAGAGGATTTTTCCCTTGTAATGGAGCAGCTTGAAGAACTCCTGTTTTATTTTTGTCAGTAACGGAAAATTTATCTGTTACATTAGCAGTTTTTACACCTTTAATGTTTTTTATAATATCATTATATCTAGCTTTTCCGCCTATGCCATATTTATTGGCCTTTGCTAAATTTTCTATTCCTAGCTTTTCTACGGAGCTTTTTTTAATGACGAATTCTCCGGGAGTAAGCATCGCAGGAACTGTATCACCATTTCCACTTCCGGGAACAAGTCCACCACTAGCAAAGCCAATTGGTCCACCTTGAGCCTTTTTACCAATTCCAGCTAATCCTTTAATCCCCGGAACAAAAGCCTGACCTAGTTTTAATGCGGCAAAGCTAGCAATCAGCGGAATAAGAGGCTTAATAGTATCCGCTACTTTAATAAAAGCGTTAGCAAGACTTAGTAGAAATTTAGCAGTATCTTGAAAACTACTACTTCCCACAAGCTCACGTATAAAGCGTTTAAATTCTTCACGAGTTTTTTCTATCTGTACTCCAAGTGACTGTTGAGCAGTGGCAGCATCCTTAGCCAATGATCCACTTGCACTTTGAGATACATTTAATGCTTTTTGAGTTACTGCAAATTGTTGAATAAGAGGAATGACCTTAGAAACTTGACGAAATCCACCAAGCTCTTCCACAATTAAATTAAATCTAAAATCTCTAGGGTCAATAGTATTAAGAGCCACGCTAAGTTTTTCAACTGCTTTGATTGGCCCGATAAATTTACCTTCGGCATCTTGAAGCTCAATACCAAGGGCGCGAAGATTATTTATTGTATCTAGTCTCTGTGTACGTGTAAAGATTGTTCTAAAGCCTGTTGCGATACTTTCTGCCGATTCACGGGTCGTTGCTCTTACAGATGTGAACAAGGCTAAGAGTTCATCTAAACTGCCTCCAGCACTTTCAAACGCAGAACCTGTAGTTCGAATTGCAGTAATCAAGTCCGATGATTCAACAGCAAAGTCTTTCGACACTTGATTAATAGCAGATAAAGATTTTTCTAAAAAGTCAATTTCTGTACCAGTTCTTTGGGCAACTCTACCAAATTGATTTAAAACGGCAATGATGCCTTCTGTAGTGTCCGCAATTGAATCAAAGGTAGCGGCGAGTTCTGTTTGCGCTAGTAACTTAAGAGTGCCACGAACTTTGTCTGCGGCAAAACCGGCTTGCGTTAATTCTCTAGCTGCTAAAATTAATTCCTTAGAAGAAACACCAAACTGAGAAGCTACATTTCCAACTTCATTAGATAAGGATCTTAAGTCCGAAACTGTTTTCCCCGTAGCTTGAGAGATCTTAACAATTTCGCGTTCGAATTCAACAGCTTCGCCTACTGCATTTTTAATAGCTCTAGTTAAACCAATAAGAGTTCCTGTAGCAAGCGCCATGCCTGAAAATCTTTTAGCGGCGGCAACAATACTTGAACCCAACGAATCAAAAGATTTTTTCGCAGTGTTTGTTGATTTAGATATATTTTGTATGTGAGACTGCGCTTGTGCTAAATCTTTTAATTTGATATTTAAGTTAGCACCTTGAAACTGCTGTCTGAGATTTCCTATGACTTGATTTAAATTCTTAGTTTGTAGATTTAATTCAGCAGTAATGGTGAACTTTGAAGCCATTAATGTATTTCCTTATAAAAAAATAAACATGCTGGGCAGCATCATTATGTAGGGACACTATCCAGCATGTTGCTACTTTCCATCCTACTTTATATTACACAATTATTCAGTAGAATCGGACTTCTTTTTCTTAGGCTTTTTTACTTCTTCAACAGGCTCGCCGTCTTCAGAAATAGGGTTTCCGTCATCATCTGTAAATGGCGAGAAGTCAACTTCTGTTTTAACGCCATTTCTATCAACTCTATATGACTTTCCATTTTCATCATAAGCAATGAAATAGCCTTCGCTATCAATCAATCTTTCAGTTCCATCTTCATCAATTGAAATAAGATGTCCTTCTTTATTAATTAACTTACCTTCTTCATTAGTGAATTTGAATTTCTTCAAGAATTCGTTTTCAGGAAGGTTCTTTTCATAATTCTGATCAAGGTTGTAAAGAATATTTGCAAGTTCACCAGCAGCTTTTACTGCCCAAGGTTCTGCGCCTCTATCATTATAATCTTCGATGCTCTTAAATACAGGCTTCTTAGTAGAAGGATCAATAACACAAACTGATACTAGATAATCAAACCGAGCATTATCAGCAGTGCCTTCGGCAGTATTGTTGTCATATGAAGTTCTAACGGAAATCAAGTCTCTAAACTCAGCTCTCGCGCGTTTAAGTTCTAGTGCTGTAGCTTTAGCTTTTTTAAGTGGAATTCCACCCTTTTTAAGAACGAGTTCTAGTGCGCTAATTTTTTGAATGTATTCTTCATACTTAGCTTCCTTTTCCTTGCTCCACAATCCTTTCTTTTCTAAAATATCATTTAGTTCCTGTCTTAGATAGGCTTTCTTTTCTAGACTTTCTGCCCAAACTTTATTATAGACAATTTGAGATTCGTTATAATCTCTTCTTGTAGGCTTCTTAATAAGAACTTTAACATCCCCTTCAACTACTTCTCTATATTCCTCTGACATATTAATCATCTCCTCGATTATTCATAAAAGGTAAATTCATAGTATACTTTTTCCAAGTAATATCGTAACTATTAAACTCGTTTTCTAAATTCCTCATCTGTGTATTACCACGATCTAGGATTTCTGACCGCATTTCTTCAAAAATATTCCTCAAAGACTTTTGCTCAGCAGTAGGATTATCGACATCCCATAAAAATCCTAAATGGCTTTCAATACTTGAAATTGCACCAATCATGGTAGTTTGAATTTTTTTCTTAGAAATATTTAAGAGTTTCTCTCTAGACAGCTCTCTCTTTTGCTCTTCTCTTTTTGATTTCAGGTCAAAAGATTTTTTTATATAGTTTGTGTAATTATAATCATCCATTAATTTCCTCTTACTCTATTTGAGAACAAGTTATTTTGTTGAATTCCAATATCCATAGCCACATCGGGGAAATGAATATCCTGTATATTTGCATTACCTTTAATTACATTTATCCTTTCATTCTTAACACGTTTGGCATGAGCAGAATTAAAATCTTCTATATAGCTCGCTTCTTCATCAGAACTAGCAACTAAGAATACTTCACCAGCATTAGCTATTTTGCTATTAGAGGTAAAGGAGTTGATTTCCTGATCTTTCTTCATCCTATCGTATTTTTTCTTTTGCTCAATAAACCAACCATCCAAACAATCGTCGTCTTCAATAACTTTCTCTGGGGGGCTTTCTTGACTTTCGTAAACATTGTCATACATTGTAGAAAAAGAACATAGTGCAATTTGATCTCTAGTCATCATTGAAACAGGTCTTGTAAAAAGATTTCCGGTTTTCTTTCCTAAATTCCACATAGGTCTCCACCCATCAGATCGTGCAACTTTTCTAAATTCTTCAGAAGGTATAACTGAAGATTCATAGTGTGTCATGATTGTATTTACAGAAAATTTAGACCAATCATATTTTTGTTCTGTATCTTTATAATATGTTGAATTTTCTATAATCCAATTCCACTGAGCTAAAGTGGCAACACCTTCGCATGTCAAATGATCAAATTGATTTTTCTTTTTATATATTTTTCCTAGCATCTTTTCAGACTCTTTAATAAGATATTTTAATCCCATTAATTTTTTAAGGTTCATAAAATTTTTAAAACATTCAACTTTAAGCTCTTCAATATCTTTTTTAAGTTTTTGTATATCCATATCATCAAAAGGTGAATAATATCCTTTTTCCATAAGAAGCTCTTCAGCTTCTTCTCTTATCATAACACCTTTTGTATATGCCTTATCATATATCTCTTCGTATATCGATGAGGAGTTATACATCATATCCTGATCTGGTTCGAGTATATATAAAGAAAGACCATCTCTGCGGAAGCTGAGATGGCCCTTCATAATTCTATATAGTGTAAAGTCCGTCCTATCCATCCTTGCTCACTAACTATTTATTAGCTAACTACACCAGTGATTGTCTTAAATGCATTGAAACCTTGGTATGAGAAGGTCATTGTAGCATTTCCACCACCAGTATCGCCGCCTGTGTAATTGACGCTTGTAAGTTTGTTTCTTGATCCAAGATCAATTTCAAAAGTTCTTGATCCATTATTCCAGAACAAGTCGATTGATCTATCCATCAATGAATAGTTCTGACCGCTAGAAGAAACCCAGTCACCGCTTGTTGAGATAACTTCAAAGTCACAAGTAACAGAAATTGGGAAATTGGCATACTTGACATATGGTAAGAATTTACCAAGTTCAAAGATGTTTTCACGACCAATGTCTGCTGTAACTGTAATCGTTTGAATCTTCGAGTTTTCTCCATTTGTAGTTTTGAGAACTTCAGCAGGAAGAACAGAAAGTGATTGACTAAAGTGTTGTCTACGGAAAACAGTTCCTAAAACACCTGAAAATCTATTTGCAACACCAGACTGATTAACAGGAGAATCATAATATGGTTCATTAATACCAGCATATCCGCCAAGCGTTCCACTTGGATTTCCTGATGGGTACAAAGCACCTACACCCGGAGAATTAAGAATATAATTGGTATGACTTGGGAATAATGAACTATCTGACCATGACTTTTGATTTCCAACAAATGTTACGGATTCTGTCGAATTACCTTCAACTGGGAATGTATAAGTAACATTGCTTGGGCGCATACCTGAGCAGTATACAAGGCCATTAAATCCAGTACCTGTAGCAGCGCTATTTGTGTCTGGGTAAATAATTAAATAAATACCAGCTTTTTGATTTGAGGCAGCAACGATGCTTTGGCTACCCGAAGATGCGGCTGTTAGATAAGTTGTGGGCCAACCGTCAAGAACTCTTTCGGTTGTAACTTCAATTTCAGCAATATTTTCGATGTTTTGATAAAGAGCTAATTGACCAAGTTCGAAAATTTGTTCTAGGTTAAAGTTGGTTGTGATACCAACAGATTGCATACCGTGCATCCAGCTAATTGTTCCAGTGTCGTCTGGTTGAATTCCAACTGCTTGCACAGCATAAAAAATACGATTTGTTGCCATTTATATTATCTCCATTATAGATCTATTTTAAAGAGAAGCGAGAGCTAAATAAGTATACACAAAAATTAAGTGATAGATAGCATCTTTACTTGAGTGGAACATCGAACTGTTCCCACATAAAAATCAACTGACATTTGGGCTATATTGTTAATTTTAGTATTATATATTCTACATGTATCATATGGATACCATTCTACCCAATATGGATAAGAATAAGTTCTATTAACTAAGTCATTTTTAAAGGTCATTGGATAAGCACCAGAGAAAGAAATCTTATTAGTATCAAAAAGATTTATCACTCTATCGTTTTGATATGATATAATATTTAATAGATTTGAACAATCAGTTTCGCGATTTGAAAATACATAAAATAGAATATCTGTATTAGCCCATTGTCCACCACCAAGCTGATATGGCTGATAAGTTCTATTAGGTACAACTTCAACAAAAATAGCAGGTAGTTGAACTCTAGTTTGTCCAAGCTGAACCCAGTCACCCGATCCTGTTAAAAAGTTTCTGTCAATTCTGAAATCATTAGTTTGAATTTGACGGAAAAACGCAACACCTTCGGCGCGATCAACTTTCACCCATTTATAGGAGTAATTTAGTTGAACTGTAGAAGTAGCCGGAATAGGATTGTTAAAAAATATTCTACCGTCAACAAAATCTATTCTATATCCAGTTGCTGATGGTCCAGTGTAATAACCAGACGATGGATTATACGTATATGGTAGAAATGTATTGTTGACATATATGCCACTAACTTGAATAGGCTGAGTCGCATTTGAAACACCTGTTTCCCAAATCCAATTTTCTCTAAAACCTTGCCATACCTGATTGGGTTTAAAGTTTGGATCTTGCGCGGGACGTAAATCCGTTTTATAACCGCCATACATTCCTGATTCTGGGATACGAACATTGTTAAAACCGCCTTTTTCCATTAAACCCCAGTCAAGAAATGTAATAAAATTATCCAATAATATATTAGATAATGTTGCATCTTGAGTATTTTGTATTCCGATTAATGATGGATTGTAGCTCATATATTTGTTCTTATTATATCCAGAATTTCTTTTTCTTTACTTGCTAACGCTCTTGTGATAAAATTATCAGAAGCAGTTCCAGAAAATTGTGAATCTACTTTAAAAGCACCCGTTGGCTTCATAATAGCTCCACCGGAGCGACTAGATGGAAAATCTCCATAATCAACATGATAATCTGTAATCAATATTGAGTCACCAGCAGTAAGCAACCATTCTAACCAAGGTATAGTTTGACCCTTATCTGTTTGAATTGATGATCCCGGTAATGCAAATAGATTTCTAAAATCACTTGGTTGTATATATATAGAAAGAACTGCACTTGCTGATTTTTTATAAAGTCTTATATTTTTAAAATATACATAAGTTGAATTAGCAATAGCATAAATTATTTCATGTGTTGGGTCGTCAGATAGACCAAAGTCTGTCCTTAATTTGCCCGATTGTAAAGATTTTATTTCTGGACACACTTCTAAGGCATCAATAACTAAATTAATAATTTGAGAATGAATTCTGGGCTTAGATTTATTTAAAGATACTTTTAGCTCGTCTTCCATAGCCTTTAGAATATTCTGCTCTATTTTGAAATTGGAATCTGTTATTTTAATTTTACAATTGGGACTCATTGTATGCACTCCAAAATGTAACCACATACTTTTGTGGATTTTGCAAAAAGCCCATTGGATAAAAGTCACTTATTCTTTGAAGTTTTTGATTATTATAGTTGTCTATATTGGTATAATAATGCGGAATACAATATTTACACTGTTGAAGTTTTGGCAAATCGTCAATTTTTGCTACTATCTGAGCAGCGGCATTTGCTAATTGAACTTGCGCTCCAACATTCAGCCATTCTTTTTGAGAATAATAGATACGAGCATAAACTTCTTCAGTAGTTTCAATCATTTTAAAGCCCGCGCCTTCACACCAAGGACAAAGCATTCCATCTGTAAAAGGATATGGACCGCCAGTTTTATATCTACCGTTAGATCTATATCCGTTAAATGTGCAATTAGGACATTCTTCTCTAACTTCAGGATAAACAAGCGTAATCGCTCTGCTCCAGATATTATCTACAGCTTCATTATAAATACCGAATAAGTCGGGAGAGAGCGATATGGCCATTAGTATGGTAATCCTGAAGGTGTTGAATAGTAGTAACGCGGGCGATTAAGTCTTGTATCCAAATGAGCATAGAAATCATTCGGAGAGTATCCTCTCATGACTGGAGGATTAAGTGTTTTATAACCTGTTGCATTTGCAACTTGCGGCTGTAGTACAATTCGTCCCTCGCGTGAGGTATATGTACCCGCCACAACATCTGACACGTCTGCATTTGGCATATTTTTTTCCTTTAACCAAAGAAGCCAGCACGATAGTCGATATAGCCACGATTGGCAGTATCGGAACCCGGTGAGTATGGACCAAGAATAGACTTTCCAAAACCGTATTTACCAGTCTTATACATGAGAATCATGTGATCTAATCTTGCTACAAGATCTTGATATATGATTTTTAAATTTTGAACAATACCTCTTGTATCAATGGATGATTGACCATCTCTTATTGCGATGCTTTGAAGTGAGTACGTTTTCATCATACTTCTATATAAAATAATAGCGGCCTGAGTTGTACACAGGGCTATAAAATCATCGTCTTTTGGATTTGACGTAGTTGGATCTGGAATTAAAGATCCTTCGTCAACATTCACCTGATAAGCGTTGAGAAACTCAACATCAGCCTGTAAAATATATGTTGAAGCTAGAATAGTTTCTTCTAATCTTGAATCAGAAAATTTATAATTAGATGAATCTAAATCATCAATCATATGACGCAGGACAAGAACCATTTCATTTTCCCAAGCCATTTAATAACTCCTGTCTCATGATAAATTTCTGAAAACTTTAAATCTTTGAATGTCAGTAGAAAAAACACTAGAACCAAAATCTACTTTTGCTTGAATTTGCCATGTGCCAACTTGATTCAAATCTCCTGTGACGGTAGTATATTTTATTTTACCATCTGTGCCATCAGTTACAAGACTTGCATTTTTTATTAGATCACCGCCATCCGGATTTTCAAAAATAATATAAATATTATCAGCATTAGACACATCTAAAGGAACTGAGTCATTCATTACAGTTATATTAAAATTAACACCAACATCGCCATAATGTATTTCAGAAGCCATTTAAAATTCCTTTATTGCGTTTAGTATAAAATCTGTTGATCTAACAATTCCTAACTCATAGTTGACATCTGTGCTAAGATATAGATCTTGAATAAAGTCAGAGGTGTGATAAGCTATTTGGAGTTCCTCTGTATTTAGCGTCATGATAGTATCTTTATTTGTAGTTACATACATAATATGATACACATTTATTTGACGTATTGGATTTAAAGAAGACGATAAATCTGAAAAACAATCAAATTGAACAGATTCGTAAAAATTTATAACCGAAGAAGGATCTAAAGCCGCCTCCGCTGACAAAGATGCAAATGCATAAAGTACATCTGAGCTTAATGCTGAATATGGAGTTGATGAGATAGGTGAGAATGATAACATGTATTAGTGTCT